GGTGTTGTAAATACCGTTTACAGCTTCGCAAACCTTACTGACGGCACAACCTTCTCCGATTCAGACCTTGACAATACGTTTAATGCGTACACGATAAAGAAACTGTACGACATGGCTGGGCAGGGAGGACTTGACGCTGACGCTATGTGGGCTGAATTGAAAAAGGCTGATTCAAGTAAAGTCATAGATGCAAGTCATATCCCTACTTCCGTATTGGACGGTAGATGGGTGAAAAAGGCTGGCGATACTATGACTGGAACCCTTACATCCGCTTCCACTTCCGGCGCAATCGTATTCAAGGGAGTGGAAAATTGTGATATTACCAATATCTATAAAGATAACGGAGTTATCAAGAACGATGATGGTGGGCTTACTTCTATAAGAAACGGATTAAGGTTCAACTGGTATGACACCTACTGGTATATAGGAAACCTTAGAGGAAGTAGTACGGATAGTGCAGGATTTGGTGTCGTAGACCATAACAACAAGCTGGTTTTACGTGTCACTCCAAATGATGTAAGAGCACCGAGATTCATGTCAACTGTTGCCACAGGGTTATCACCTTTGATAGTTTCAAGCAATACAACCGTAGATAATCTAAGTGCGGATTTGTTGGACGGATACCATGCGTTCGGCACATCAAACGCCCTTATAAAATACGGATATACGGTAGGAGGCACTGAACCTGCATGGTGTAGAATAGCTACATACTCCATACGTAATACGGAAACAATGACAGACGTTTGCTTTGTGCTGCACTCATCCTTTAGTGATTTGTTTGGTCTGTTGGTTGTTAAAACTAGGGGTACGGCTGTAGTGGAAGGTCTATTGATAGCGTCATACAATATCAATAGGCTAAACATACGTATCTATCATGATGCGGAAAAGAAAAATATAGAACTGTATTGTTATGGTGGAAGTAACTATTCCATAATACAAGCCAATCTGTTATACAGCCATGACCGAAACGGAGGGGCTAATACGAATATAACACTATACAGGGCGGATACAAAAGCACCATCGTGGAGCACTTATGTTAATCCGGGTTTTGTAAACTTGCAGAACTCTTCCGAGGTGGCTAAAAAATTGCAAACCCCAAGGACTTTATGGGGGCAGTCATTTGACGGTACAGCCAACGTAAGCGGAAACATGACGGGCGTAGGTGACATAACGATGAGCGGGGCTTTGCATATAGGGGACGCCACTTCCCCCAATACCATATATTTCTACGGAACTACGGGAGATGGACCAGGAGGTTATAACCATACGTTCATTGCTGAAAGATTTTGGGGAGGTACGGAAAGTGGTGAGCTGGTCCTGTTTAAAGGAAACGATTTAAGCCCCAGTGATACAGATGCCACAACCGTAGGTGGTGCTGGACCTGACAGAATAAGACATATTGCTGCCGCCCATTTATTCCAGACTTATGCAAGTCCAATATCAGGTTCGGTAGAGAGTATTTGTACAAGCTCTGCTTTGAGGAACTTGTTCAGCATAGCACCGGGCAGGGTTGTAAGCTATATTCCGTTACAATCTATCGTAGCAAGTGGCACTGCTCCATTTATTGTGGCAAGTAACACTGTTGTGGGTAATCTTAATGCAGACCTTCTTGACGGGTTGCACGCTGAAAGGTTCTTATTAAGTGTAGGTAGAAGTGATGGTACTTTTGACTTAAATACTTATTCTGAAAGAGCAATTAAGGAAATAAGAACAACAGAACAAACTACAAATAATGCCCCTTTTGCTGGATATGGATTATTAGCTAACTTATGGGATTCCAATAAATATGCTGCATTACAGATAGGAGGAACTAGTACAGACTTGTTTTTTAGAGGAAAACATGATGGTACTAATAAGATAACGTCTGCATGGCATAGATTATTACATACTGAAAACTATGCGTCTATTGCTGACGGACGCTACGTAAAGAAAGCAGGTGACACCATGACAGGGGATTTGACGATGAACAATACCAAAGGATTCAATATCGGATGGTCAACTAGAGTGGTTAAGACTTCGGGTGTTTGGATTCACGGTGGTGGTGATACAGCTTCTTCAACCGATGCGAACTTACGTTTTGCATCATGGTATGGAATTGGTTGGTATCCTACGATAGATTCTACCAGCGGTGTAAGACAAGGAAACAATGCCATGTGGCTGAATGTAAGAACAGGGGTATTAGATGTACACAGCAACATTACTTCCCATAATGGTTATCTAGCTGCAAACTGGGATTCGGCTAGACGGTTGGTATTGGGAGGTGGAGGTTCCTATGTTTGGATTGATTCAAGAGATTCAAGCAATAATGTATTATGTAATATCGGACTGTACGATAATAAGGTTGTAATAGGTAATTATGCTGAATCGAGCAGGTTCGTGTCCACCGTAGGCACAGGCACGCAGCCTTACCAATGCAATTCCACTACATTGAATACCAACTTGAACGCGGATTTACTGGACGGACAACATGGAGCATATTATCAGAATCGTAAATACGATGGTTTTGTTTCCCAATATAATAATTATGACTATATAGAATTTTTAAGGTTCGTGATTCCTACTGGGCAGGAACAATTAAGAGCATACGTAATATTTGACTTATGTAGAGTGGAAACGGGTGGTGGTATGAATGGGCGTGCAGTTCTTAGAATAAGAAGAGGTAGAGATAATAATGCAGGTTATATTTTCTACGTGACAAATTTCGGGCAAAGTTGGCTTCCCGAATTAAGATGTACAACGGATGATGGCATAACATGGAGAGTATGGATGAAATGTGTCAAGGGCAGTTATGACCCGTATATTGCAATAAAGATAGTGGAACAATACCCTTATGGGTATGTGACCACACAAAATAATGGCACTACGGGAACACCTGGCGGTTCAAAATACACTGTTGTTGCAGTAACAGCAGGTCTTTCCCATGCGGCAAATGTTCTTGTCAATACTAGAAATATTTTTGGTCAGCCGTTTAATGGTTCTGGAGATGTTGGTGGGCAAATGACTTCAACAAGTATATTTGTGCAAACTGGAGATGCTACATTAAAGGTTTACAGTGGGCGTATAACTGATGCAAGAAGTGACGGAAATATATGTTTGCAGACTTCTATTAATGCGACAGACGGACAATCTCATAGTTATCCTACGCAGTATCAATCAAGATGTAACTTATCGCTCCAACCAAGGGGTGGGCAAGTATATATTGGGCAAAATCCAGATGGCGGTGACACGGGATATAAATTGACGGTGAATGGTTCTATAAAATCTAATGGGAATATAATAGCCACTGGAGCAGTGACTGCTCAATCCTCATCTTCCGACAGGCGTTTAAAGCGTAATATATGTGATTTCAGTGCTTCCGATATAATAAGGAAGTTGCATCCCAAGACGTTCTATTGGAATGAAACGGCAAAAAGGTTATCTCCTGCATTGAATCACGACAAGTTGAATTATGGTCTGATAGCGCAGGATGTGGAATCCATGCCCGAACTTCCTCTCTTCGCAAGCAATATATTCGGTGATTATCTGATATTGCAGTATGAGAAGTTCATTCCTATACTGATACAGGGAGTTAAAGAAGTTGATGATGAGGTTACAAGATTAAAGAAAAGAGTGAAAGAATTAGAAAATAAATTAGGAATTAACAATTAATAAATAAAAAAATATTATGGGTCATTCTAACGGTAAGATAACTGCTCCAATAAATTTGGGCGATGATGTTTATGGCACCCTTGGCATCGGTGCTACCAGTAATGGTTATGATTTAGGATATGCTTGTGCAAACACCCACGGGAAAATAAACCCGTGGGCACGGTACAAACCTGTACGTTACGAAAGCCTTGCACCAGGTGCGAATGAAAAGTGGTGGCAAGGATGGGATGGTAACTGTGGTATAATGCCTAAAAGAATTTCAAGTTATCAGGATTCCGTTAATTGGGCAAATGGAAGTATGAACGGATGGGAATACACCCCACCGACAGGTGGTAAGTTTCCATTTCGCCTTACCGACTTTAACGGATACAATCATAAAGCCAGAGCACCAATTGGCAATTTTATTGTTCCCACTCAGGCTACAAACCAATTCACAAGTAGTTCTTTCACTGCTTCATGTACCATTATGATGCCCTCAGAAGGTTCCCAATTGCTGGATGAACTTAACATAGGGGATATTTCAACCGTAAAGGATTGCTATTTCGGAATATATGCGAAACAACGTAGTGGAAATCAGGGTAGAAGAGTTACAGCAAAAAATAAAATAGGAAGTGGGTATGCTATGGCGGAAATGATAACTTATGGTATGCCTACGGGAACTTGGGATGTTTACCCTTTTCTCTGTACGGCAATTCTTGAGCAGGACGCTTCTGATGTAGCCAATGACTGCTATTCAATACCTTTGTTATCAAGTAAGTCAATAGAGATTATTTCTTCTTATGTAAGCATTACCGTGCTTGCCGGACTACTTCCATCAATAGCTGGAAATACTACGGTTACTATAAGAGTAAGAAACAGTTCGTCAGGTACAATCACTTTCAGGAACAATGCTTGGCGGACACGTTTTACAAATAAGGATTTCAAAGACCCATTGGTAATGGGAGAACAATATGGCAGTATATCCAATTTTGATGTTCCTGCTAGCACTACCAAGGAAATGGAGATAACAGTATCGGTTTCGTCACAATTGGTTCAGGCTAAGAACGCCAAATTGTGGGTAAGTCTTAATAGTGCAAGTTACATAGGCAGCTCCATATTCATGGTGGCTCCCGACCAATAAAATAATAAGTTATGAAAAAAGTGGATGTATTAATCAAAGGTAATCTCTGCTGCTCGGCAGCAGAGGGGGGGGCTGATTGCTTGCCGGCAAATTCCCTCTGACTATGATGTAAGCGGGGCTGTCACTATTGAAGGTGACACCCGTTTTACTTCTATTGATGTAAAGGACAAGACTGTCCTAGTTCTGGGTCATATAACCGCTTTGGAGAAAGGAGGTAACAATGGCTCATTCTAACGGAGTGATTACCGCACCTGTCGGTATAGATGCTGATATAGCTCCCGTACTGGGAGTAGGTAGTTATGACTTGGGTTATCTTTGTTCCAACGCCCACGGCAAGATTAACAAATGGAGCTATATAAAACCTAAGGAAGCCAATACTCCAGACTTTAACATGGGTGACTTTTCCGAGATAGCCGATTGCTATTTCGGTGTCTACGGTGAGCTACTCACGCCTAAAGGCGTGAGCTTCTTCCTGCTTCTTCCTGTCACGGCTTTTTAGGACACTATGTCGGTCATCCACCGTTGGACAGTCCACAGGCTTGACTTTCCCACGCTCCGTGGGTAGGGCTTTTAAGCCAAATTCCTTTATATTGCAAGCTGCATTGAAGTCACGGTCATGGTGTGTGCCACATTCCGGACAGATCCAACTGCGCTCGCTAAGTTTCAATCCTTTATACACATAGCCGCATTTGCCACAGGTCTTTGAGCTTGGGGCAAATCGGTTTATCTGAATGAGATTTATACCATACCAACTGCACTTGTATTTAAGCAGCGTAAGAAACATCCCGAAAGATGTGTCACCTACTGCCTGTGCCAAGTGGTGGTTTTGCATCATTCCTTTCACGTTCAAATCCTCCATGCAGATGGTACGCACTTGGCTGTCGTGCGTCAGTGCATAGGTGATTTTGTGAAGGTTATCCTTACGGCAATTGGCAATATGTTCATGCAACCTAGCTACGCGAATGCGTGCCTTGTTTCGGTTGGCAGAACCTTTCTTTTTGCGGCTCAACCGCTTTTGAAGTAGTTTCAAACGATCAAGGCTTCGTCGCAGGTTTTTCGGGTTGTCAAACGTTCTCCCGTCAGAACATACGGCAAGCGATTTGATACCCAAATCTATACCCAAACACGTATCGCCCTGTATTGGTGTTGTCGGAAGTTCTTCAATGTCCGTGTCAACCAATACGGAAGCGAAGTATTTTCTCGATGGTGTCATGCTGATGGTGACGGTTTTGACCGTTCCCTTGAATTTGCGGTGAAACACAGCAGGAATATCCTTTACTTTCGGTATGGTGATTGTTCCCTTGTCGAAATCCACGACACAATGCTGGGGGCACTGAAAACTCTGCCTGTCCTTTTTGCTTTTTAACTTAGGAAAGCCGACTGCATGAGTATCACGGAAAAAGTTCTTAAAGGCGGTGTCAAGATTGCGGATGGAATTAAGAAGGGCTTGTGAATTTACTTCGTTAAGCCATTGTTTATCTTTCTTCAATTCGTTAACCATAATATCCTGAACAGTCTTGTATGATACGGACTTTTTCTCATGTTCATATACTTCAATCTTTAGCTTGAGTGCCCAATTATAGACAAAGCGGCAGCAGCCGAAGGTCTTGGCAAGCAAAACCTTCTGTTCTTCTGTCGGATAGATTCTATATTTGTAGGCTCTCAGCATAGATTATTTGTTATTAATTGTATTGCAAATATATAATATTATTCTTATATTTGCAAGTGAAAAAAAACTTTTTTTTATGACTTTAGCAAAAAGATACACATCAAATGCACATTGTGTTTCCAATTTGGGTTATCACATTGTATTCTGTCCTAAATACAGGCGGAAAGTACTGTTAAACGGGGTGGATGAACGATTGAAAATTCTGTTGCAGCAGAAAGCAGACGAACTTGGAATCACCCTGGAAAACATGGAGGTCATGCCTGACCATGTTCACCTTTTTATACGAAGCAAATCTACATACGCCATTCATTTTGTAATAAATCAGTTGAAGGGTTATTCTTCGGTTCGTTTGAGAAAGGAGTTTCCATGGCTGCGTAGCCGATTACCATCACTTTGGACACGATCCTATTTTGTAGAATCTGTTGGTCATATATCCGAGGAAACGGTAAGAAAATATATAGAAAACCAAAAGAATGTATGAACAAAAGCGGGAATTCCCGCTTAATTCTTAAGCACAAGACCAGTCAGGTGTCCAGGCGTGTTACTGCCGACAAAAAGATAGGAACAGGATACGCTATGGTGACTGTAAACTCGTGGGGTATGACTGCTGGTGATTGGGAAGTTTATCCTTTCCTTAGTACAGCTATATTGAAGCAGGATGACTCCGATATTGCTCATATAGCATACACTGTTCCAATGGTAAGTAAAAGAGATATAGAGATAGTTGGTTCTTACGTAAGCATAACAATACTTGGTGGAGTGATGCCATCCGTTATGGGATATATTGAAGTTACCGTAAGAGTAAGAAACGGTTCGAGTAGCCTTATTTCTTTCCGTAATAATAGTTGTATGTCTAGGTTTGCAAGTAAGAAATTTGAAGATCCTATGGTTATAGGTGAATCAAGAGAAACAATAGAAGATTTCCAAGTATCCGCCAATTCCAGCATTGACAAGAAGGTGAGAATATTAATATCATCGGAACTGATTAATGCAGGAACTGCAAGGGTATGGGTAAGCCTTAACAGTGCTGCATATAAGGGAAGTACATTGCTTCTTTCTATGGGTCCTAGGTTATAAGCACAATCCTCCCCCTTACCGTTTATCAGTAAGGGGGAGTGTTTACTTCGTTTTCATTAATTTTTCCTCAAACTCCGCAATGATACAGTCTGCATCACCGCCATGCACCCAATTATCTAATACGGAAGAGAGAACTTCGATTGCTTTTTCAACCGAAACATTGTCTGTTACTTTTCCACGACATTTAAATTCGGTATTTATCACTTCTGATTCAGAAGCTAAATTAATCCAACATAGACACGCGATCCCAAATTCATCTTGACATAAATCACGTAACGAACATTTTGAACAATCTTTATGTTTCGTTTCCTTCAATTCATGTAGCACTCCGTCTATTATTATTCCGTTTTTTACTTTCATATTCAATCTCCTTTCGTTCCAAAATAAATTGCTCCAAGTATAACAAACGAGCATCCGCAAAGGAATGCAAAAATATGACTAACTATTGGGTTCATTGTTTCAATCCTGTTAAAATATGACTAATTACATCTACTGTCCATCCGTTTCCTAACAGCCCCATGCCTATATGTGGCTGTACCGACTTGGTGTATCCTTCGGGTACGGTCTGTAATCTTTCCGCTTCCGTAATATTGGGTGTTCTGAAACCTTTTTCGGAATTACAGTCAGGTGAGTTGAATATCAACGGTGTAAGTGATTTTTTATATCTTCTCAACAGTGATTCGGGGTTCTTGGCAAACCTGTTCCATGATTCAAGCATACACCATGACTTTTTCTTCTCAACATATCCATCAGTGATGATGTCCTTGAACAGTATTCCCTTGTCCTTCCATGCAGGTATTTCCCAGTTGCACCAGTAGTATCTTGCTCTCATTTGTGCGGAAAAATCGGAGCTGTTGATATACACATAGTCTACTCCAAGATGTGACGAAATCAAATCAGCCCAATCGGATTTCATCTTCACATTTTCAAGCAGGAATTTTATGTTAGGATTGAACTGTCTGATATGATTAAGTATGTTTACGTATTCAAAGAACAGACCCGAACGCTCGCCATCGAAGTTCAGTTTCTCTTTCCCTAACTGTGAGAAATCCTGGCATGGTGTTCCGCCAATCAGTAAATCAATATCTTCCCACTGTATATCCCATTTGTTCCAGTTTTTAATATCCCCCAATTCAATTATATCGGGGTAATTATCCAATGCAACCTTGATAGACGGTTTGTTTATTTCGCTTGCGTAATACTTGTCTACCTTTATGCCTGCTCTTTCTAGTGCAATACGTCCGCAAGCTATCCCGTCACATAAACTTAATACATTCATCGCTATATTTTTTTTAAATTTTCAGCAAATATACGACATAAAACCGTATGCAACCAATACGTTTAACTTTTTTTAATTATCTTTGCGATAATAGATAAAATTCATAATATGCAGTTTTCCATAGTACCAAAAATAGATGCCGAGATTATGTTTTCGGAAGATGATCTGTCCGTTTTCAGACAATCGACAGACAGTCTGTATTATATGATCCATACCGATAAGGTTATGGAAGTGATGCCTATGACGTTGCCTGAGGACGGAACGGAACACCCTTTTCCTTACGACACATACGACACGGACACAAGAGAGTTTGAGAAGCTGCTTTTATCTGATGAGTGGGTTAAAATGGACGAAAAATGAGAAAGATAGGGCTTTTTAACATAGGAAAACTTGGACTTGTCAAGTCGGCAGGTACAGGAAAAACCGATATAAACAAGGTGATAGAAAAATGGATACCAAAACACATGGTGTTTTGGTACGATATGTCAAAGCCTGTGGATACATATATTCCTGGCGTTACCTATGCAAATCCTTTCGTTAACAATGGTGGAAAATTGACTTATGATAATACTATAAATAAGTGTACGATAACTCATACACCTACAAATAACAATAATGTTGCATTTTGGCAAATAATTGTAAAACCGTTACAATATGTAGAATCTTATAAAATACGTGTAACAGGATTGCCAACAGGTTTCACTATTAAAGGAAGGAATGGATATGATAATATTCAGATAACGTCTGATGGAGAATATGACATACCTGAATACAGGAACAGTAGCACAACAAACACATTTTATCCCGGATTTTATTTGGCAGGTGATAATGTGAATGACGTGGATTGTAATATTGTGGTAGAAGAAATTCCTACAAGACAATCCGTTCCCACAAACGAGATACTAAAAGCCAATCCATACCTGCAAGACCATAGCGGAAACAACAGACCTCTGAAACTTAACAATTTTCTGTTCGCGGCAATGAGCGGTGTGGGTGGGTATGATATTTCTAGCACCAATATTCTACCCGATAGAGCAAATGTTACTGTTACAGATAACAGAATTATTCATATTACTAAAAAACTATCCACTACGGATAACATGGTAAACATAGTTCCGGCAAACTCTAACCCAACGCATAAGTTTAAGGTTACAGGTCTTTCTGATGGCAGACAAGTTAGTTTGGTAAACAGAAATGGCGGATTTTATACTTTTGACAACGGGGAGCATGAAGTTACATTGACTTATCCCGAAGGAACTACATTATTATACAATGCCATAGGAGTTACAGGGGATATAGGAGATATGGACGTAACAATAGAGTTCCTGCCTAGATATCCCAACGCCCTAGTAACTGATGGGGTAGATGATTATGGGCAAATACAAGACTAAAAGCTAGACAACCTCATACGCATACATTGTAACACAATCATCTTTATTCTCCATATTAACCGCTTGGAAAATGTTTTCTTCATTATCCAAAGCGGTTATTTTATATGTTCCGTTCGTCAGATCAACAGTGTCACCTAATTTTATATAAGCATACTTGTTTCCACTAGGTATTAAATACGTAATCTTTATTGGATTATTATTCCATTTTTTTAATTCTTTCATCTTCAATTCCTCTATTTTAAAATTATTGCGCTAATATACGAATAGGAAAAACAACACACAAGCAAATAACTTATTTTAACAACTTTAAACTATCTGAAACACAATAGGTTATACTGCGAAATTTTTATTTTTGTTTAGGCAATCCATGTTGTAAATTTACACTCGTAAAGATGAGTGCACAGTCTTTACGGGAGTTATAATACACACACATTAAATTACAATATTATGGGTTCAGACAAAATTTTTATGTTCGACAATCCTGCCGCTGGAGAAAGCGCAGGTATTATGTCAATGATTCCTGCACTGTTGCAGAATAAAGGATTAGACCCCAATATGGTTGCCGCTCTTATGAGCAATAAAAACAATCAAGACGCTTGGGGTGGTGCTGGTTGTTGGTGGATCTGGATTATCCTGCTCTTCTTCCTGTGGGGTGGTAACGGATTCGGTAACGGGTTTGGCAATGGAGCAAACGGAATCCCTGCTCAATTGAACAATGAAGCAGGACGTGAATTGTTGATGAACGCTATTCAAGGAAACGGAACAGCTATCAATCAGTTGGCTAGTTCTTTGAACTGCTCTACTCAACAGTTGCAGAATGCTATCTGCCAAATTCAAGGACAGATTCAGCAAGTTGGTAACCAAGTAGGTCTTTCCTCTCAACAGATCATCAACTCAATTCAGTCCAATAGTGCAGCTATCGGTTCTCAGCTTGCTTCTTGCTGCTGCGATATCCGTACAGCTATTGAACGTCAAGGATGTGATAGCCGTTTGGCTACTGTAGAGCAGACCAATACTTTGACAAGCAATGCAAACACTCAGTTTAACATTCTTGGCGCAAAGATAGACGCTCAAACAGCTATCATCAATGATAAATTCTGTCAGCTTGAAATGCGTGAAATGCAAAACAAGATAGATGCACTTAGACAGGAAAACAGCAATTTGGCTCTGGCTGCTTCTCAACAGGCTCAGACTGCAAATATAGTTGGACAACTTAAGGCTCCGTGCCCGGTTCCAGCATATTTTGTGCCTAACCCAAATTGTTGCTATGGAGGTTATCCGTTCATGGCTGGTTTTGGTGCAGGTTATGCTGCTGGTGACAACTGTGGTTGCAATTGCTAAAGTTTAGTTAAGAGTTTTTGATTTGTATATAAATTACAGGTCAGAAACTCTTATCCCGATGCAAAATAATAAAATTCTAAAGAAAGGGAAAAGTTATGAGTTATTTTTTTAATCCTTATATGATAGGATATAATGCTAACCGTTTCAGAGGGGTACATAGACTTGACTTTGGAGGAATACCGTTTGTTCGGACATCTTCTGTAACAACAGACACGACAAATTCAGAGGTTATCTATGGTATTAACCCGTGTCTGTTCAGACGATTGCCAAATCAAGGTATTTTGCTATTAAGCGTAAATCATGTTCCTGCTGCCGGATCTGACGGGTATCTTGTTTATGTGGCTACCACACTGACAAATACCACATCAACATCCACAAGCAAGGTTCCTTTGGTGAACGGTTCGGGAGATCAGATTCCGTCTAGTGAAATTTCACAAGGCAATAAATACTTTGTCTATTACGACAAATGTAATGGGATATTTCAAGTAGTTAATCATATCGTTGCACCTGCTACTGCCGCACAGGCTAGAAGCACTGTAAAATGATATTAAAAAGTTAGAATAAGTATGTTTCAATCAATACGACAAGGACAGCAGTTCTTCATATTGCATAAAGGGGAAAACCCAAGATGTGATGTGGGCACTGTGGTAAGTGTTTCAAATCCTGTTCCTAAATATCAGAACGGATATACAGCATATCCTCTTCCGCAAAATGAAATGGTTGTGGATGTGAAAGTTAAGGTTGGAGATGATACTCTTGATTTTCAAAAGTTGCCAGCCAATCTTAGTATAGCAGACTTTTCCCAAGTAGGCGGAAATGTGGTTGTATCGGAAAGCAAGGATGCCATCAATGCAGAGATAGAAGCAATGAAAATAAGTAGTGTAAGGGTTGTGGAATCTGTGGAATACCATCAGAAAGTAATCAAAAGCTGCGATGAGATGCTTACAGCATTGAATCCTGCATTTGCCGAGAAGGCGCAGCAGGACAAGGAGATGAAGGAACTTAAAGGTGAATTGTCACAGATAAAGGATATACTTGCACAACTTGCTGCTTCTGGTATCAAATTGCCTGACGTGCAACATACAAACAATAATAATAACAACAATAAAAAATAAACACTATGGGTTGGAAAGTATATGGAATGGGCCGTAGCTTTGAAGGTGAAGATATGGACCGGGAATTAGAAAAAGCGTATAAAGAAGGTTATCGTGACGCTATGGAAGAAATGGAAGATCGCTATGGTGAACGTGGCGGACGTGGCGGACGAAGTGGAGGCGGTTATGGCGAAAGAATGTGGGATGATGATGATGAGTACGGAGAAAGACGAGGAGTCAAAGGTACTGGTCCTTACGCCAGACGTAGACGCTAATTAAATTGGTTTAAGCCCGTAGTGGTTTGCTACGGGCTATCTTTTTAAAAACAAAAGCTATGGAAAGAACAAGATTAGATGTATATGAGAAACTTCCTTCTGGAATGGAAAAATATCTTGCAGAACACGGATGGAACTTCTCTAAGAAATTATGTGAATATGCCGTTTCCAAAATGAAAGACAGGAACGGAAACAAAATACACCCGTATGACAAGGATCAAGTAGAAGCATTAATGAAGCAATTCAATGTTGAGTTGAAGAATGATGTGGAATACAACAAGGTTTATGTATTGAATATGGTACGTGCCGACTATATGGGTTCATCCATAGTCAATGAGCAATATGCCTGTATGTTTGTAAAAGACTATCTTGACGATGTTGACGGAAGCCCTACCCGTGCTCTTGACGAGTATTATGCAAAGTGTATAGCCTGTGGAACACCTTTCTCTTGGGAGGATTATATCTGATTGCTATGGTACGACAAAGACTATACATTGAGGAATATGATTGGACGGTTGATGTATTCTATTCTGTGGATAAATACTCTTATTTAAGAGCGATATACAGACTTGAATATATTGGCTGTCCTTTTCATTTGCTGAACAGGATAACGGATAAGATAAAGACTGAAAAATACAATTACGGTGTAACGTATTCTAACAATAAGTGCACTGTAATCATTATCAGCCACAGTACGTCTGATGAAGAATTTATGAATACACTAGAGCATGAAAAACAACACATGATTGGTCATATAATTGATCATTATGGCATAAAGCCGTCATCAGAAGAAGCCGGATACCTTGCAGGATATGTAGGTGCTTTATTTACAAAACCTATAAAAGACGAGATTTGCGATTGTTGTAAGAAAAAACTAAAATAAATCATTATGAAAAAGATTTTTATGGCTATGATTAGCGGAAAAAGCAAAGAAGAAGTATATGATATGCTTAACGATTCGGAAAAGGAAATACTGTTCGGTATTGCTCAAAGCATGGGAATGACACGGGTGGAGAGAAGAAAAATGAAAAGAAAATACGAAAAGAGAAGATAGGCTAACTGCCTATCCTCTCTTTTATCAGTTAAAACTTTTGTATAATTCAAGATTGTTGAAAACATAACACTCTTTATCCTTGATTTGAGGATACATATAAGAGGGAATATTCGCTATCTTTCGGGAATTACCCCAATATGATATTCGTTCGTCTATATCAAACAGAAGTTCCGGAGTATCGTAGAACAGGTTCAATTCTCCTGCCTTTTGTACATCTTCATCCCATTTGCCTTCGTCACGGGCAATATATAGTTTTAAATTGTTCATATCTATATCAGTTATACACAAATACTTTTAAACTCCGATTGAGAAATCTGTCCTTTCTCTTTGATTACTTCAAAGAAAGCAGTAGCTGGACAAACATATGCGTCTGTCGTTGTAAGACAAACTCCATCAGAAGGGAAGTATTCACAACCTATATCGTTGTCCCAATCTATATACTTTTGAGCTTCTATCGCTACTTTATCGCAATGTTGCCTATATGAGGTGTACGAGCTTCCGACTTCGTTTATCAATCTCTTTATATTCATTTCTTTCTTGTTTTACGCCTATTCATAAGGGTTTGTTTTACAGTAATTTTTATTCTCTGACATATTCAGTAGCTTATTTAAAGACTCATCTGAAAGAAGATGTTTGTTGCTAGAGTTTCCAAGCATTAAACGAGGTTCAATATTTCCATCTCTCATAAATTTCTGTATCTCGTATATATGAAAAAGTAAACCTTCACAATCTACTGCATAGTATTCAATGCCATCGTCATTACTAGCCGATACTTCGTAACCAATCCATCCACCATCTCCAATATAAGTACTTATCTCAATATTACGGCAAAAACCGTAACTGATAAGTAATAGCCTTAATACATCTTTTCCACTCATATTCATTCCTAATCTGATTTATGCTAATTCAATTATAGCCTTCTTTAAATTAACAAATAAAGGTATTGCTGACATGCCCCCATTGCAATCCAACTGTCTTAAAGAGGGTACAACCTCTCCGTTATCATCAATATCATAATCTGCAATATAGGCTAACTTCTTCGCTTCGGGAACTAATATCCTTTCATTGTTCCTTTTATGAGCCGGGACCGTTATACAGACTTTGCTTCCAATAGGGAATCCTTGGTTAGATTCAATGTATTCCTTTTCCAACTGTTCCCTTTCTCCATTCAATTCTTTTAGCTTTAAATCAATGGCGTATCTTTTGCTTAAAAATTCTTCTTTATTCATCTTTTTGTCATTCTAATTTATTCTAACGTACTTGCCTGCAATATCGCAGGTTCTCAATATTTCTGCATTATCCTCACCAAAAGCGATGAGAATACTGCCACAGCCAGGAGAATCCCCACGAGTTCCGTCTGGACGGAAGAATTTTATTCGATTCCTCAAAAACATCATACCGGTTGCTTTCTTGAAGATGATGTCTTGAAACTTATTGCTGTCACATCGGTTAAAAAGTAGTGCTATACCGTTGCCGTGTTCTGCCAATTTCTCTACAAACTGCCACATAAGCGGTTTGGAGTACGGAGGATTAAGCCAAATTCGCCCCCCCCCAATTTTGTATAAGACCATTGTCCTGCTTGTTGTACATGATTTTTGCAGTAGGCCAAAGAGGGTGCATGGGGGCACATGGGTCTAAATCAAATTCACCTAATGCGTCTATAATTTCTTTCGGTGTGTACCATTCATCGGTACTATTAGACGATCTTTCAAAAGTTGTATTCATTTCTTTTATGTTTTGAGTGTTATTTATTTCTCTTTTAACGAAACATTTCTATTACCACTTTATTTTCCGAGTTTCCATCATCAGGATGTACATCAGTAAAATCAATGACAGAAAAATCATATAGATCAGGAATGTATTCAGTTTGATAATCTCCTGTATTCATTACGATATTTATTTCAGCATCCTTATTGACAACTAACATTAGTTCGTCAATCATGTCTTGGACAGTAATTATTCTTTTCATTTTTATATCAATTTTAATGTTTCCTGTAAACCTGCTTCAAGTGTTTCTTCGTAGGTATCCCATTTTCCTCCGTCATTTGTTCCTTCATAAACAGAACTAGTTATATGAGTTCCATTGTCAGCTTTAGATATTTCGTATCCATAGCCACAAGCACAGTTATATACACATATATGAATATTTTTGGTTTCACGTAACCACTTCTGGGCAACGGATTGCGGAGGAAATTCTATATCTGTAAACATCCCTTTCTCTTTCAGCGACTTTGCTGTTTCTAATGTTACAAGTTCTTCGGTCATAATTTTATTCTCCTTTTAATTTCTTTATTAGCGCATCAGTGAAACCAAGGCTCCATTCTGCTTTCATATTTAATCGAAATACATTACTTTCTTACCTATACATACCTTGAACCTTGAAAGAGATTCACTATATTGTGTAATATTATTGGGATTATATTTGTTAACAAAACATCCAGTACGTTTATGGTATCTGACACAAGCATTTTCAGGAGATTTAGCCAATATTTCTTTCTCATCGCTAAAACTAAAAAATAAACTATCTCTATATGATACCTTATACCACTTTACTTGGCTTCTTATCTTTTTAAAATACTTTGCTTTCATTATTCCTCCTTTATTTTAAAGTGTTCAATCAGTTCATTTACGGTAGCCTTGTGATAACGTCCTGAAATAATGGTTGCATTATCCCAATTTTCATCCCAAAAGAACATAATGCCTTTTGGCTCTGTGAAATAATGATCGTTACCAATAGAATCGCCATAAGAAACGCTAAGAATGGAATCTGCTATAAACCACTGCATGTAGTTACTATCATCCCTTAATGCAGCTATAGCCAAGAAAAGTTCCTCATTCGTTCCGCAATCAACACTTCCATATTTTTTCAAAGGATGCCCATTTCTTATCACATGATTCTTTTGGGATAGTAAAAAGAATATTCCATTATGACACATAATAAAATCATACTTATTATCATCATCTGCATAATATTTAGGCTTACCATGTGAATACCCCAATTCTTCCAGCCCTCTCCGAAGTTCCTGTGTATTTTTGCGTATAAAGCACGGTGTTGTAAATCCCATAATTATTCCTCCTTATCTATCTTAATATCCGTTACTTTCCCACGACTGACAAAGCACTGGTCCATGTTTGGGTTTTCATAAGCTATATCGCAAATGATTTCTGAACTATCATCACACTCATTTTGTAATGAGCACTCATCACATATTCCAACGCACAATTCATGCAACACTCCGTCTATTATTATTCCGTTATTTACTTTCATAATTATACCTCTTTCCCGTAAACATTTACAAACTCGCTGACATCCATATAGTCTATACCGAAATTCTCGGCTGTTTTCTTGTCACTATCTGAAAACTGCCCTTCAAGTCCGCTTGCATCACCAATCATTAAACAATCTTCTACCTCCAAACTGCAATCTTTCCATGTCTTGTAATTATCAATAAGTTCTTCAAGCATTCCGGTATTCGGCTTTCTCATAGGGTTGCTTCTGTCATTGCTTCCGCAATACTTAAAACGCGTATCAATGTCGCAATAATCCATTATACTGTAATTCACATACTCACATTTTACACAAATGAATGATTCTGGAACCATCCCTTTTTCTATCCCTCCCTGGTTTGTCACGATAAAAATTTCTTCGGGATTCAAATTCTTTATTGCATCCAGGACATCAAACTTAAACTTCATGTCCCATATACCCTTCGGGAACGTCTCACCGCTTGCAGTTTCTATTAACGTTCCGTCCATATCACAAAATAAAACCTTGTACTTTTTCATTTTCTATGTGTTTTACGGTTCTTATTCCTTTTTCTGCGTTTCGCAATCTGCTTGTCTATACACCCATCATCTTTTATCCATTAATTGCTTCATTTAACTTTTCCTCAAACTCCGCAATGATACAATCTGCATCACCGCCATGTACCCAATTGTCCAATACAGACGAAAGAACTTCAACTGCCTTTCTAGATGTTTCGTCAACTGCCATATTGATCGCTTGATTCACTTCCTCTAACGTAAACATACTCATAATTATTCCTCCTTCTTTTTAAGGCTTATATCAATTGACAACCTATCGACAATTTCCTCCTTAATTATCTCCCTACACAAATTTCTTATCATTAAGAAATCACCGTTTTTCTTTATCTCGTCAGAAACCATACAACGAATCCACCTCTCTATATTAACATCGTCCCCATAGGTGTTATGGAAGATACGTTTAACTTCCTCTTTCACGATTGAAACTATTATATCCTTTATATCCTCTTTAGTCAACTTTAGTTCGTTATGGATATAGTTCTTTACTTCTCTGTATCTATATTTGCTCATAATCAATTCCTCATTTTAAAACATTCAACAACTCTTTAGCTCTCTTATAGGTGTCAAAGCCCTTTACATTCACCCATTCGTATGAAATACGTTTGTCTTTTCTGACTTGTACCCAATATATTATTATGGGAATACAACCGTTGCACCCTTCTCCTCGTATGATTCTGTACCTTTCCATATTAGTCCCCTTTCTCTTTAATTCGTTCAAGTACATCCCTGTTAGCTTCGAGTATATCATCGAAAGACGGGATGGGCATCCATGCAACAACATCATCTATAACCTCATCATAATAGCCTCCATTACTTTTCATCCATTTGTTTTTAGATGAAAAATACGCTTTGAATATATCACCATTCGCAACCATTACAATACAATCATCTGATGTGTCACAACCAGCCTTTTCCTTAACGCTTATCCAAGGCGATTGCTTGGACTGCCATTCGGCACCTTGTCTGAATGCCTCTTTAACTAATCTCATTTCTAAGCTATCATCGTAATGGCATTCATAACAATCTTCTGCCGCTTCACGTGCCACTTCTTCTACTGTCTGTTTCATATCTATCTTGTTAAATAATTTCTTCATTTTTAGGATTATCCATTAAACTCATCCATATATCCCATCTCTTTCAAGCGGATATTAAACTCTTCAACCGAATCATTATTAGGAATGAATTGTTCAAGAATATCGTTAAAAGGGTGCAGATAGTTTTTTAAAATATCATTAGCCTCTTCTTCTCCACGTTTCTTTCCTAATCGGTCTTTGCATACTTCTATGTAATCATCTTTTGTCATATTGTAGTGCGTGACTGTATCAACAATTGTACTAAACCGACAATATAAGCCGTTTGGCTGTTGGGCTATAAATGATCCCATAATTACCTCCTTCTAATTTTTTATTTATCCACGGTTGATTTTACAATAATCTTATTATCGGATGATGGCATTACAACCACATTTCTGGCATCTGTGCTAATTTTTAGGATAGGATTAAAGTCAAAGTCAGTAGTGGCTACTATAATCATATCTCCAAAAACATATCTTTTATCTTGTTCCAATTCGTTCATATCTGTTTCGTTATGAAGGTTTATTAATTACCAAGTCGCACTCAGGTGCCCATCCTAAAGATTTCGCACCATCCCATACATTGTATAACCATTCATCCACATATCCCTTTTGTGGATTATAATTAGAATGATGGAGGTTAATTATCGTTTGTTCCTTAATGCCTAACATATATGCCAACAATTGTCACTAAAATACATTGTAATCCAATAAGTATCCGTTCCTGTTTCTATCTCTTTTGGTAACAGTTTCAAAATGTCAAGCAAAGTAAATGCAGGAATACAATGTTCTTTTCTGAACGGTTCCTTGAAAGTTCTCCACTCTCGTAAAGATAATTGTGGTTGTTTGCCTTCCTCATAAGGATATAACATCCAAGTCATTGATGCATTACCTGTATTCACTCCAAGTTCTTTCAGGTATTTTATTTTTTCAATCGACAGCACATTCTCCAATATTTCCATCCGTTAAAATATTTTTGGTTTTATTTGATACGCTTGCAGTAATATATCTGTTCGTGGTTCTTATATCAGAATGACCAGCCATAGATTTCAGTTCTCCTTCTGGTATTCCCATATTAGCCCATCTGGTAATAGCTGTTCTACGTCCTGTATGTGTTTTGATGAACTGGTACTTCGGCCCTTTCATAAGTACATTTGCCCGTCTTACAAATACCTGCTTGTTTATACCTGCTCTACATCCAAGAGTTGGTAGAACTTCATTCATAGTAGTCTTTAAGGAAGATTCTATGTTGTATTTATCGAACGATCTAACCTCTTTTATCATTTCTATAATCTTGAAAGGTACGGGAACCTCAACGTTCTTACCTGTCTTTTTTGATATATACGAAATAACATTTCCTTCCATCATAGAATCTTTCAATCTGAAAATATCGGAATATCTCATGGCAGTATAGCATTGAATCAGAAATAATTTCTTTACAATTTTTTCTGTAACGTTAAACGGCTCGACATTCCAGAATAATTCTATTTCTTCATCCGTAAGAGATATATTTGAAGGAGATTTTACGTTCAGTGAGATAATATAATCATTGATATATTTGCTCATCTCTTTTGATTCGGACAATATTCTTTTAAGCATTAAAAGATATGCCTTTTGGGATGATTCGCTTATCTTTCTCTTTGATTTTATAACATTGATCATATCATCTATCATGTCACGATTGACAGGCTTTTCAACGGACGGGACTTCCTTGAACGTAGGAATGGCATCATTAAAATCATACTCGTCATAAAGCTGATTGGTAAGATATGGCATTATATGTTTGGATAATGCTTCAAATCTTACCTTTCCGCTTCTTGTCTTTGTATTATTCAACTTTTCTATCAATACTCCTACAGTCATAATTGAAGGGCTATATTCGTTCTGAATTGTTTCAAGTCTGTTTTTTAAATCCTCAATCAACCTGTTCTGTGATTCTATCGTCTTGTTTAACCTATCTATTGTTTCAGCGAGAATCTGAATTGTTCTTTCTTCGTTTTCCATGAGTTATATATTTTTGTTGCAAAAATAATAAAACGGTATATTCGATAGGTTAAACAATAGTTATCAACTCTTAAAAATGTTTACTACGCACATTAATTTATAATTACCCTCTTCATTAATGATACATATAGGAGCATTATTCTCAGGATTGGTATATGCCAATGTGACATAATCCCCAGGGAACACTTTCAATGCGTTAATCATCTTTTCAATATTCAGATTGCAATCCAAACGCCCTTGACAATATCCTTCAATTCCGACATTTTCCGATATTTTATACCCTGCATCATTTGTGTATGTTATATCCATTTTATTATCCCCCTCCCTGCAAACAAAATGTGATATGTTATACACATCTGACATTACCTTTATTCTTGAAAGGGAATCTATCAAGTCGCTATTTCTTGCTTTAATAAAGTAATTAAAGTTTGATTTTATATTGTTTACCAATGGTGTGTAGTTTACAAACTTAACCTCCATCAGCGTACAATTAAAGACAGAACCGAAATCCCCATAATATATAGACATCACCCTTTCATCATCAGATACAGAAACAGTTACATTTTCTTCTGACAACATCTCAAGAAAAGATAACGCTTCCTTTACCGAAGTAGGCATTACATTTATGCACAAGTCCTTGGATATATCCGGCTGACATTCTATAACATCTCTTACAAATACAATCTTATCGGACGAACATATATCAATGCAATTATTGGAACAAATAAAATTTATCCCCACTCCACTAAGGCTGGTCACAACGTCACTGATATCATTAAATCCTATGTTCCTTTTTAATGCTCTATACAGATCATTCCTGTTCAAGTTGACCCTTATCCCGGTACCACGCTTACCCATTTTAATATCAGGATAAGATTCTACATCTTCCGCAAAGAAAGACGCTTCACTGCCATTGTAAGAGAATATTATATCCTTATCATATATCTTTACCGTAACAATGGAATCCTTTACTGTTTTGAGCAGCTTTACAAGTCTTATTCCGTCTACTGCAAACTCCTGTCCGTCATTACAGTCTGAATCAACAACTGGAATGATCAAACGCATCTCATTAAGGTTATTGTATGAAGTAACCTCTATTGAATTTTCTGATGCTACATATTTAAAACGGAAACATTTAAGTATCGTCAAGCCTGTATCGGAAAGGCAGGCTTTGGCTGAGTTTAACGTTGAATATAAAACTTTTCTATCAAAAACTATCTTATTCATAAATGTAAAATTCAAATGTATTCAATCCAAGAAAAATGTTCTCTTTTATCAAGGTAATCCATGTCGTTCTCGTTATCATAGGCTTCCTTCTCAAACGATATATTCCTATACGCATTACCTTTTTGTGTAAGCCTGTACAGCCATTCCAAAAGATACAAAATGTAAAACGGAACATACAAAAGCTCTTTCATTTGTTTTGTATGAATCGCTTCGTGATTGTAATCGCTTTCACGCATCGTACATCCTTTTCTTACGAAAAGAACCCCAAACAAATTTATACACTTGTACCCCTTGAATGGAATTATTTTGTTATATATAACTTTCATTGAAACAGCTCTTTAATTATTTTTTCAAAACTTACTTTTGTACTGCTGTTACGCATACAATAATCTTTTATCTGTAGTGTATTTGACATCCCCGGCTGACCACGCTCGATAGCGTCAAGTATATTCCACAACATTTCCTTAGACCATACGAAATATCCTCTAAAGAAATATGTAGCCATCACATCAGCTTGTTCTATTATATGATTACGGTCATGGTTACTGTCAGGCATTTTAAGTTCTATGCCATATATCTTACCGTCATGTATATAAGCAAGGTCCGGCATACTTTTCTTTGCTCCTAGAGCACGAAATTCAGCCGACTTGTTACCACTTACAGCAGGATGGAGAAGTTCGGAAAAGAACGCTACAAGCAATCCCCTGCACCCTTTACCTTCCTTCTCGTTCCTATAACTAACTACTATATCTTTCTGCATTTTCTTTTCTTCCGCAGACCGTTTTTCCTCAACCATAATAAAAAAAAATTGTATTTGGCAAAGGTATCACGAAATGGGATATATGAGAAAAATAAAAGGTTAAAGTTTGTTATCAACCATCTCAAATCCTTCGCACATATCATGTCCGCTGTTTCTTATCTTCATGGCAACGTTTTTTTCAAACCAAGGAATATAACATACGTATCCAACAAACAAACCATCTACAATAACTGTGTATCTATGCTTGCAGCGACAGCAGCAATACTCTCCGTTCCTGCAAGGCTTTGTGTTGCTATTTTGCAAGATCATCCAAAGAAATGTTTTCTGACAAGAAATCGTCCGTGCATTGTTTTACCACATCATCGAACCGCAAATCGCAATACTCGTCAATCCAGTCACCTATGAAGTATAGTTTGTTACTTCCTGCAATAATACCAAACAGAATAGGGTCTTTTCTTTTTTCCACCTCTTCTTTTTTCTTGTCAGACGGTAAATCTGTTCCGTTGTTATCAAAGTCGTAGTGGAGAATGACATAATTATCAAATATTTCATATTTGTCTATGTCCGTCTTTTTCCTAATTATGTCAAATGGTATGATTCTTGTATAGTCAGATATGTAATCAAGGCATAGATTTTTCGGACATCCTTTTGCAAACTTCATAAGATTTTCCTCTGATATAGCCTTGTATAATCCTTTACTGAACAATATGCTTTCGTATTTACATATCACCATGTTTCGGAACAGTTTTTCTTTCAAGGCGTGTTGACCGGATCTTTCAGCATAACCTAGCATCAGTATATAGTCTTTTATTCTATCCCTGTATTGCTTCATCTCGTTCTCTGTCTGTATCTTCACCTCAGAAAAGAAATGTATTACGTCAAACTTGGATCTTCTATATTCGTCTACATAATCCTTAATCTTTTTAAACCATGAGTTTTCCTTATGGTTTATGCCAAGAAGAGAGGTTCTTACTTGCTTGTGTTCCTGGTTTGTTTTTACAGAATCAAGCATTGTAGGTGAAACGGTAAGATTAAATTCCGCCACTCCTTCCTTGTCATTGCTTTCCATGTATTGTTTTAGGAAATCGTAAGACATTACACTTGGATTAGGATCTTTCTGCTCTATAACGGCATATTTGGGCAGATTAAAGTCAAGCCTTATAGCTTCATGAAACAAGGCAATTTTACCATCGCTGTTAAGTAAATTTTTTCCCATGATTAAATGTTTAAGTATTGTTTTATTTCTTTTTCTAACTTGTCCAATGTACTGTTTACCAATCCATCCCACTCTTTTTCATATGCAGGAATATTCCTTTTTACTGTAGAGTGAAAAGAGATTTGATTCCCTAAAGGAAGATCAAAATACATAATAAAAGAAACTCTTTTTCCCTTATCCTCCGAGCACCCAAAAGATAACTTACTTTCGTTATATATTTCGATAAGTTTGTCAATCAAATCTTCTTTCTTTGCATACATCTTTTCTGAGTAGGGAAATGGAGCGTCTTTAGCCTTTATGTTGTAATCTTGTATCTCCAATGCAACACGGTAAATTTTAGCCGTAAAATCTCCTTGTTTTATCTTTTTATTAAGCATTAATTTTACCTTTCTTGTACCTATGCCGCACATATTTTCACGTTTTAATTTTAGCATGGATATCAATTTCCTGTTTTTCTCCAAGGCTTCTTTCTTTGCTTCCCTTTGTCTTTTACAATCTTCTATTACGGAAACATAATTTTCTTTTATCCCGAAAACGTCCATTCCGCCAAAACAAAATGTTTCAATATCTAAGATTGTATTCTTTTCCATTCCAAGAAAATCTATAAGCCTTTTGTCTATGCCAAAAATATTCGTGTAATGTCTAAGATGTGACACGCAAACAATATATTCCGGGTTATGGGAACATTCAATCTCATCAAACACTTCCCAAGGATTAATGTTGTTTTTCATAATGTTATTTTTTGTTTCTTTGGATATAACCCCATATAAACTTGCTGGAATATCCGCATTCTTTCATGGCTTTACGAAAATCAGATTCCGTATTTCTGATATACAACTGCCGTATCGCCCAGTAAGTATTGTATCCTTTAAGTTCCGCATACTGGAAAAATTGCGTAGGTGTCATTTGCTCGAACTTTAAATCTCCTACCAGTTCTTGCAGTTCCGCGATTCTTATTTCCTTTTCGGTAGGATATACATATCCGCAGAAAGGGCATTCCGAAGCGGTTATGGCAATATATTTACCACACTGTTTACACTCTTTCACTCCTTGTATCCCTTCACATTTCCCCTTGTTATGCCATAAAGTCCATTGACGTTCTTTCTCAAACTTGCCGAGCCGCGATATGTTACCACCGAAGTCAAGGAGAAATGCTTCTGTCTTATTTGGGTGAAGCCGGATAGCCCTGCCAGTTGCCTGGATATAAAACTGAACGGATTGGGTAGCACGGTTCAATATACAAACCTCTATACTTGTTTCATCGTATCCCGTAGACAATATGCCACTGTTGCATATAACGGTGAATTTATCGTCATGGAAATCCTTGATAAGCTGTTCCCTGTTTCCTGTAAGATGCTTGTATTTTTCATATAACTCCAACTCATCCGGCTTGTTCTTGTCTATACCTGATATGAGGAATTTTGCAGGAATGCCAGCTTCATTAAATTCAGCACACATCCTTATCGCATTTGCCTGTGTGGCATCAAAACAGATTGCTTTTTTCATCGGACAGATACGCATATAGTTTTCAATCACCCCCTTGTACTGTACAGACTTGTTGAACACTGCCCCCATCTGCCTGCTATCAAAGTCACCTGTACGATAGTCGGTATTAACCTTAGACAAGTCGGGTGCATCAACTGTAAACGTCCTCAACTTGGTTATGTTTCCCCGGTCCATCATATCCTGTATCTGAGCGGTTTCTACAATCTCTTCATAGTTCATGCCAAGCTGCCTTTGGTTTCCACTTCTCATCGGGGTTCCTGTAAGACCTACTACATACTTGTCATCAAGCAAACCAGATTCAAAGAGAAAGTCCGCATCAGAGGTGTGTCCTTCGTCTATTAGGCAGAGAGATACACTCTTAACCCATTCAACCCATTCGGGCTTTTCTAGCCTTCTACGGAGAGTTTGAGCCATTGCGGACACTACTAGACCTTTAGGTATGTTCCTGTGCTTAGGGGAGATGTATTCAGCCTGTATGCCAACTCTTTCCAACGTTCCCCCTGTCTGTGTCATAAGTTCAGATCTGTGGGATACGATAAGCACCTTATTCCCCTTTTCGACAGCACCTTTAGCCATAAAACTCATTATGACCGTTTTGCCGTAACTTACACAAGCTGAAAATATAACGTGTTTATGATTAGTCAGGGCATTTCTCAGACGGGTTATCCCCACCTCCTGGTAATCCCTTAGCCTGATTTCGTTTGTACTCATCTTCTTGTATCATTCTTTCAAGTTCGTTTTTCAATGCAATCACAAAAGCCATGCACTCTTCTCCTTCAAACTGCTTGACAAACTGCCTGGCGGAATCTTCATAATCAGGAACACATTCCTTTTTGAAGTATTCCTCATTGTCTTGAAGAACCATCCAATCCTCGAAGTGGTGGTTTGGTTTTTTCTTGAATATATGCAGCAAAATGGCAGTGTCACTATTTAGTTTGATTAACTTCCTGTCGTAGTTTTCAAATTCGTCAACGTAATCCGTATTCATCTTCGTAAAACAATTTAAAGTTCCTCCATCTATGCCCGTTTTTCCCCTTACAGAAAGAACTGCATGAGCGTTGTGGCATACCTAATTTCCTCTCACAGTCACAACAGGCTTCAAAGCATAGGAATCTGTTCGTGCCATCCTCTATCGCAATGACAGCCCTTGTGTTGTTTCTATGACCGAGATAAGAACCGTTTTCCTTTCGTTTCTTTATGAGTTCATTCATAATAACTCTTTTCTTTTCACGTTCCTCATCCGACACTTCCCTTCCTTTCTTAAATCCATAATTATGACCTTTGACGAACCTTCCTTTTTCGTCACGGTAAGATATTGGATAATCTATCCATAATTCGCTAATTGCTGGCATTGAAATCTAACTTTAGTTTTACAATTTCGTCACTCATGGTATGTACTCTTTTCAGCCATGCCATTTTCCATGCTTCTTTTCCTATGCCATATATACGATATATATCATCTCCTGCATCATCAAATTTGATAGGAGTGCAGCTTGTTGACTTACATTTCGTTCCGTCCATAAGTTCAACGTCACCTACACCCCCATTGAGCATGATAAAGTTGATATTGTTTTCTATGGCAAGATAGGGGATGATTATTTCATCCCCACGATTAGGTTTGTTGTGCTTGATTAATGTAGTCATTTACTTTGCTTATTGGGTATTTTTTTGCATCACGTTCGTTGAGTGAAAGATAAGATAGAGCCATTTGTAACTTATCCTCCATCCTGCCTATATCATCTTTATAATCGCTTCTGTCAAGTTCCCAATACAAAAGCCTTGACGGATCATTAACCGGGCGTAAATCAAATGGATCATCATCAGATTTACCGTCATATACGATATAATACATTTTATCCACATCGGGATGGGAAAGAAAATGCGACATTAACTGCCAATAGTATTCCTCTATAGCCTGTTCCTTTGTGGCTTCTCTCAAATATTCAATCTTACTTTCAGAAGTAAAGCATTTCACTTCTGCTATATAAGACAATTTACCATTGACATCAAATCCATATCCATCGGGAGAATCGCCATATCCATCATAGATATTATCGACAAAAACAATTTCGTCAAAATCATCCGCACAGGACATTAGTCTGGAGAACGTGTTATGGTTAAAACACTCTATAGCGTCTTTTTCATGATCCTTTCCCCACTCCATGTCAGAAGTGGATATATGTCGGCATGGTTTGTTTAACCTTCTCTCCCTTGCAACCTGATAAAGATAAGAGATAGCTGTATCTCCGAAAGGAACGTCAACTGTCTTTCTCTTTACGCCCTGTTTTTTTGCAATCTCTAGTTCGGAAGATGTCATTTCCCTTCTCCCGGAAACCATAAGTTTTCCAATGGCGGAAGAGGTGATTTTACCACACCTCTTCATAAGCCATAATTTTTCTTTTTCTTCCGCTTCCATCATTTCTTAGTCGCTTCGTTAAACAATTTCATAGCTTCCGCATCCACATCATAGCTTGCCGTGATGTATCCAATGTCGCATTTCCCACTTTTCAATGCTTCCAATGCAGCCTTGAACTTATCAGAGTTCACCGTCATTTTCTCTTTCTGTGGTGGTGGCGGAACATCACGCCCTATACGCAATCCGTAAACCTTTCCTCCATCGCTTGGGTCACGTGTCAGTTCCTTGCATAATATTACACGGAAATCATGGATGGTTTCAGGATAATCAGTTTGTGCCAGCTTGGTAAGGCGTTTACGGTTCGTACTGTTCAACAGCATAGGTTTAGGAACAAGGTTTGTTTCTTTAAAGTAAGCAATCCATGATGGTTTCTTACTACCTTGTACCTTTGCATTCTCATCCCATACGATATGGGATATTGTAGCAATAATAGACTGACCGTTAGGGAGTATTTCTACTCCCACATAATCAGATTGACTTCCAGTTCTCCAATGATGGAAAACCTGGTTTTGTTGTTCGTTTGACATACTTTCTTAAATTTAAATAGGTAAAACTACAGTTGAATTTCCCGTTTTGTCTACAATGACGCCCTTTCCGCCTATAACAGCTTCCGTCTTGTGTCCACTTGGGTATTCCGATAAGCAAGAATCATTTTCCGCTTCATACGGATATACATCCATAATGGCAGTTTCGGCTATGGATGAAATCACATAGTCTGCCATTGTGCCTTTCATTCCTTCGTCAAGTTTCTTTACAGCATCTCTCAAATCTGATGCCTGAACAAGCATATAGCATGATGTCTTTTTCTCCGCTCCGCTTTTTTCGTCCAGAGTGATGTAATACAGCTTACACTTAAACCAGCGATCGGCTGCATCTTCCTCAGAGGGGAACAGTTCGCTGTAATTGGAGCGTTTAATGTCCGAAACAGTGAACTCGCCACTGATAAACGGTGTCATTTCAGATATAATACGTGCTTCCGCCTCAGTGAAGCTAAGCGCATCAACTAGGTATTGCTCACTTACTTTCTTATTCATCCCATTTTCTGCTACTTTTTCGTAGCGAATTTTACACTCAAAAAATGTTTTCATATTTATTGTTATTTAATAGTTCTATTACGGTTTCCTTAAACATTTCTTCGTTTTCACAAATGATAAATTCCTCAAAATCATCATCCTCTTCATACCTAACACCATCTTTATACATTGTCATTTCTCCAAATGAATTTGGATATGGTGCAGTCAGACCATTGTAATCACAACAATCAGGATATGTTTCAGGTATAAGTCCTTGTCCTTTTAGCCAATCCCTTAGTTCGGGAGTGTTTTCATTTATGTATGCTTCTTTTTTCATGATTATAATACATGCTGTTATGTAATTTGTGCCACTTATGAGGGGCGTGACAGAATCGAACTGTCCTCCTCTACAATGCCGCGCGTCACATTAGTCACACCATCCAAACGTCCCATGTTCGCCCACCCTATCTTTACAGACCGAGCAGGCGGGTTGAACAAAAAGTTCACTATTTTTCTGTTTCATCTTCAACTATAATTGAAAGCTGACCGCAAGCGGCTCCGTTCTCAATCTCTGACTTTGTTGCTATTGCTACTGCGTAGTCATAGCCCATTTTTTCAAGCTGTTCTTTAATCTCTTTCATGATTCTGTCAATTAAAATGTTTATACTAAATTAACTCCCTCGATAATTCCATTGCCGAGTTTGTTTTTCTCTGATATATTGTTTGGATTGATTGGGGACAACTTCACAAAGAAGTGCTTCTTATCAAAATACTTTTCCAGTTTATCCGCATCAAAGTCTGATTCATCTACCAATGTTAAGTTGATAGTGGTTTTCAAGTTACTTTCTGTTCTTATTTGCCCAAGTTCCTCAATAGACATTTTCTTCGGATAAGGAATAAGCCAGTCTCTCTTTTCTTCATCGAAACTATGCAAACTTATTTGCAATGTTACATTTCCCTTTACAAAAGAAAAATCACTACCTTTAATACCAATCGTAGAAACATAATGATGTGTATTCGGGTATATTTCAGTAATCCGCTCAATAGCTTCTTTTACGGCTTCTATGTTTAAGAAAGGTTCGCCCATACGAGTGTAGTTAATCTTAAATTCCTTTGAATCCTTCGGGCAGCATCCAGATTGCTTAATGGCAAATAAAACTTGGTCTACTATCTCGTCCGCAGTAAGATTGCGGTATTTCTTCATATTACCAGTAGCGCAGAACTTACAGCGTACAGGACAACCACTCATGGTTGAAACTCCAATCATCCACCTTTCCGAACGGTTTCCAAGATTTTCGTTATCCAAAAAGTTCTGCTTCCTTCCGATAGCGTCTTTTGTGTAGTACGGCAAGAATGTGTCAGTGGTTTCTACAAGCATTCCATCATCTAGCCGTAAGCAATACACGATACCATTCCCAAAACTCTTGTTTTTTACTATTTTCATAATCATTCAAAATTAAAGTTATCCTCACCGTTAGGTTCTTCGTCCGGCATATCATTACCGAAATCCATAGGAATGAACCAATCTGAAATATAGTCTTGCATGATTTAATCCTCCTTTTGGCTACTTAGCCATTCTTTATAATCTTTCTCATAATATTGGGGTATTATACCTTTCCTCATAAAGTCTATGTATTCTTGTACAGTACAATCATCCCAATCAACTCCGTTGTCTGGTATATCTTCCGTTTCTGATGTACAAAGAGTGTATTCAAATGGATTATACCCACTGTTGAGCCCATATTCTTCAACTATCTTGATTACATTTTCATCGGTGGTTATTTGTTTGATTTCACTTTCAGCCACACACCCGGATATTTCAGAGTGCTTGCCAAGTACTTCACCGAAGTAAACACTGATTTTGTTATTCACTAAGTATTCGACATCTTCTGTGTCTGCAATAAATACTCCTTCAAGATTGCCCATTCTTCCGCAATCGAAGTCCATTTTAAATAATGCTTTCATAAATTTACTCCTGTTCTTGTTTGAAATATTCGTACTTTATCTCTCCATTTACGATCATGTCCATGATTTCTTCATCGGAAGATGTGGCTATCTTCATCATAAACTCATCTTTCTTCACCTTTTCAATATCTTCATTTTCAGTATTTCCCACCTTTTCCACCTTTTCCATCTTTTTTGCCTTTTCAGACATATAAGACACAGCATCTTTAGCTATTTTCAAGGCATACTCTGAATCGTATAAAGACATCATGGATTGAATATATATTCCGTTAATCCTATCAAATATTTCCTGTTGTGGAAGGCTTAGAAACTTTGCCGTATTCGCTCCCATCATCACCTTTATCTGCCAAGATGTTTTTATATTCACTACGTGAAGCCATCCCTCTTTGATAGGGCTTTTAATAATATAAAAGTCACCTACAATATATCCTTCGTCTATTTCTTTCTTTTTCATAACTTGTATTTTTCTAAAGCAAGAATAATTTTATGATCTTCAAGGGCTGATTTTATGGTATCGTCAATCATCTTGTTGTGAGTTTTAGAATCTATATCCAATTCTGAAACATTGTATCCATTGTCAATCTTGTTCTGAATACTGAAATAATAATTTCTTATTTCCAGCACATTTTTGTGTATCTCTTCTCTTGTCATTTTCTCGATAAAAATCTATTTTTAACAAATGATAAAAGCATCACGGATATTTCATCGGCATATCTTGCAAAATCATCCTGATATTTCTCGTCAACATTGTTATCCATCCATAGGATTTGATTCTTTGCCATAGTACCTACCTTTTCAAGCGTTTCAAACATCTGTAGGCTAGATCCGGGGAGTGTTTTCTTTAGCATTTCATTCAGCTCAATGGAAGATGAGTGAATAATATCAGCACAGAAAGCAATGGCGTTGACATACATCATCCAATCCATTTTCTCATCATCAGACATCTTCTTGATAATATCCATGCCCCTTACATATTTACCGTCAGGATAAGCCTTGATATATGCTTCCTGAAACTCCTTTATCTTGGCTGTTACACGAGAGCATTCAACCATACGGCCTTTCTTGATAAGATCGTTCTGCTGCTTGCGCAACTCCTTCATCTTTTCCTCTCTCTCACACTCCTGTATTAACAAATGTCTTTCCATCTTCAATTATCTTCTATTATTTTTATAAGTTCTTTAAACTGGTCCGCAATTATCTCTAGTTTTCCCTGTATCTTCTGATTCATATTCCCGTCCTTGTAGGAACTCTGAAATCCTTCATAACGTGAATCAATGCTGGAATAGCAGAATGAATCAGACGTGATGTTTACCATCGTATTGTCACCGTCTATGAACGGTTCTGGTATGTCTACTTTTATCATCATAGCAATCCGAAATAACTGTCTAGTTTTTCAATCGTTTTATCTCCATCTTTCAGGACATACTCAATGACTTCACGCCCTGAAAGTGTTATTCTCAACTTGTCCACAGGCGAGACATTGGCTATACCTTTAGAGTAATTGTTATAATGAACAATCTCCCATCCTTTTATGGATGAAAGCATTCTCCGTTTGCCACACAAATTTATAGCTTTTGGAGTAAATTCCTTCTCTTTCTTATCCATAATCAATCGTTTTTAAACTTTTTAAACATCTCATCTCCCAACACTCCGCTAATAAACATGGTAAGTTCTATTTCCCATTCATCTTCCTTGCCCTTCACAAACGGATAAGTAAGCTGATGCCATTCGCGGTAATCAAACAGCTTCATGCGAAGCGGATAATAATCAAACATTTTCTTGTTTCCATAAAACACACGGATATGATTTTTCTTAATATCCGTGTAAGACAAACCATAGTAATCCAGTATCTGGTAGAATTTGTCCATAGGGGTAAAATTACATTTCATTTGATATATTCTTTTAGTTGTTTATGCAACGATTTCATGTATGCTATTATTGTATCCGCATTAGGGTCTGAAAAGTCAACATCCTTTACGCTTTTCAACTTTAACCCATACACTGAAATAACAATAACTTCTATGATGTTATGTTCTATATCTTCACGGTATAACACATCTTTAATGCTAGATGTATTAATGATGGGAAAGTTATCAACTTTTATTAAAGATTTATATTTACCTAGCATTGTTGGCGTTATTGACGTTATGTCGTTTTCTACAAAATCAAAAAACATATTCTCGTCAACTCCGCAATCTACTGTTTCAAGAAACATACGGATAACTTCCCACTCTGATTTTACGTGAAAAGTATTATCTGACTTATCTACAAAGATGCCATCACCAAATCCATCCAACGCTTTTTCGGAAGCGGTGTACCCTAATCGTTCAAGTCCGTTTCTTATGTCGTTTGAATCCTTTCTAATCAATACCTTCATGAAAAATATTATGTTTAATTATTATTGTCGATTGCTTCGGTAGGCTAACCTGCTCACCGTTTTCCTTGTTGGTCAAGATATATCTTTCCCCGGTATCACTAAACAGGAAATCATCTTTTACAAAGGGTATTTTCTTTTCATCATACCCTACAATAAAGCAGTTTTGAAAAATTTCTAGTAGAATCATGGTTTTATCATTTTTACGGTTACTAAAATCGGGGGAACGCTTTCCCCCTAAACTTTCATTATAGATATGTTTGCTTCTACACTCAAACATGATGCAAATATAATCAATAAAATGACATACTATTAAACATTTTAAAATACATATTATTTATTCACATTTGTTAAAGTATGCCTTAAATACATTCACATTGTATATATTAACCTGTCCATAGTTAGCATCAAAAATCTTTTTCACTTCGTAACCTAGCTCGTAAGATATTACTTTCATCTTTCTCCAGCTAATATTTCTCCAATTTACACCGTTTTCCTTTGACCATCTTTTGATACTGTACCATTCCTTGGATTCATCTAGTTGTTCCGTCTTTAATTCTAATTGTAGCTTTGCCTCTTTGTTTTCCAAGGTTAATACTTGATTCCTTTCGTATTCATCAGCCCAAGCCCTAGCAGCTTCGGCAGGATTGTTGAAGTTTGGAAGTCTTGATGATATAGAAGTATTCCCCGTGGTAAGAAGCTCTTCGATCTTGTCGTCTACCCAAATAGCAAAATCAGTGGATAATTTTTGAGCAACCCTAAGAGCTATTTTTTGATGTGCCCATGTTCCTTGCTGTGATACATTCCCTCCCTTTATAATTTGCAGTAAATCAGTCGAAATAAAATTTTTTATTTCGCTCAAACGATTTACATAATCAGTCATTTCCTTGGAATTTATAATAGTGGATAGATTTTTATCAGGAAATAACCTAGCAAAATCTGTAAGACATACAAGGATATATCCATTCATCTTACGCATCCTAACATTTATTCCATTATAAGAAAACATCTTACCCATTTCGGAGGGATTTACCGTACTTAAAACAACACCTGTGTCATTTAAGTTTTCTTCATTTATCTGTCGCATAAATAAAAAAAAGCAGAGATCTCTTCAACTTGCGACAGTTATACATTAGACTTATGAAAAATGTATGAAGAAACCTCTGCTTATATTTTAGGTAGCAGCTATCATTATAAAACAAAAAAGTCCAAAAACTATCGCACCGCAAAGGTACATAAAGTTTTCATACTACCAAAAAAAATCATTATTTTTGCAAAACAATTAAAACAAATAATATATGGCAAAGAAAGTGATTAGGGTGAATGTTAAATCCCCTAAGGTAACATCAAATAAAAAGGCATCTCCCATAAAGGTCAAGATAAACATGAAGAATACGGGAGGATTACAGCCAACAGGAAAACAGAAATTATAATCTACAACAGTTTCTAAAACCATCAGTTATAGATTGATGATTATTTATATTCCTATCTCCGAATCGTTGATGTAGATACAATGCAATAAAGAAACATACAGTTACAAATCCTATTGATATATACGAATAAAACATAGTGCATCTCACATCCTCAAACACCACATTATTAAATACAATATCTAGTATTGCGTATATCAACATCTCAATGACAAATACTCTATGGTATATACAAAATAAAAACACCTTTGACAATACATAGAACAATATTGCATTAAACAGTTTGGCGTTAAAGAATATGGTAAGGTACTTGTCCGAAAACGGAGTGGCATACTGAATGTACTCCAATGTGTCACCATCATAATACTCAATAATATCACCTGTTCCAACAGAGTGTATAACCTCACACTGATGGACAAGTATCGCAAGACAGAACAATATAGGATAACATCTTATCACCCAAATAAGAAACGTCCTGTAGAAATTGTTCAAACTTTCCTCTAGCATTTTATCTTTCATCTTACCCTCCTGGACAAATTTCTAATAATATCTTCTTTCGTTCTCCCTTTCAACAGGTTAAGATCAATTGTTGCAGATCCTACCTTTACGCATCCATCAGATATGTATTGCTGCACACGTTCGTTCACTAAATAGTCTACACCAATCATATCCAATTTGGACAGTCCTTTCACATCATTTCTTCTGCTTAATACAAATCCTCCTATCGTTCTCCAGATACGCCTGTATTGGCTTATCCCGTCCTTTACAGGCATGATTATGTCGTTTTCAAACAATGGTATTCCGTTCATGTCAAACACGCCTGTAAACCATTCTACAACACAACCACTGCTATCCCTTACACGACCATAAGCATCTATGGACATATCGTCAAAAAGAAGTTCATATCGCCCCGTTACTCCATTAAATATACGGAGTAACGGGAAATTAATGTCATTTCTTTCCATTTCCCTTAATCGCTTCAATACATTCCTTTGCTCCATCATCAAAACCATGCTTGTACCCCTTAGCGTATTCTCCAATGTTATACACCGCCATTGCAAATACAAACAGGATGATACCTAAAGCCTTATGCCAACCAGGAAACGAGATGGAAAACGGTTTAAATGTAATTGTGAGATCGCCAACCCACAATAGGGCGATAATACATATAATTGTAAGTATAATTGTTTTCATAATCATATAAGTTTTAATGCTTCTTGTATTCCGACTTCAAGTGCGTATTCGTAGGTGACATATACTTTATAGCCATTCCCTTTGTTTATTTCGTTCTCCATCCAGTCGCTTTCTTCTGTTGGAACATTGAAATCACAAAAAGAAAGCGTCCATCTTTTTCCAATAACAGGTTCTACATATACATACACACCTCTTATTTCACGTAGCCACTTTTGTGCAACGGACTGAGTGGGACGACTATAACACAATTTTGGCAAATTCTTATTTGTTCGGAACACAGATTGCATTATCCGATTATTGTATTCTTTAATAATATCTTTGCAATACTCATTAAACCCTTTCTCTTTCAGCAACTTTGCTGTTTCCAATGTTACAAGTTCTTCGGTCATAACTATTTCTTGTTTAATTCATTCAACGCTTTCTTTACTAATTCATAACGTGGTAATTGCCAATCCTTCGCAATATCATCTATTTTATCGTCATAATGATTGTCGTAAACATACTGATTAAGGTCGTCAATAAATCCATCAGCGTCAAGTCCTTCATCGCAATCATCAAACATATCAAGTTCACAGGCTAACTCGGAACATTCACAGTGGGATACCCAGTCATAAACACGACCGTCATAAACATTGGTCTGTCTGTTGTATTTTTCTCCAACGGAAATTACTCCACCGCAAAAATTGCACCTGTGCTCTTTACGAGCGACAGGAGTTTTATCTCTTAACACTTTCATAGTTATTCTCCTTTCTTCTTTTCACATTCTTCACACTCTTCACAATGCAGTTTGTAAGCATGGGCAAACATTCCTAAAGTAACAGGCTCAAAGTGAAAATCTGCCTGTTTCCCTTCTATGACAACTGAAACACATAATTGGCCATCGCAAAAATCAATATATGCCTCACCACCTCCATCTCCGTTAATGGAAAGTGTTTGTGTCTGTACGCTATTCATAATTATTCTCCTTTAATCTTTTAATTAGGGCATCAGCGCAATTAAGCGAATATTTAGCGACTGCCTCAGAATTAATACCATTCTCGTTTGCTATAACAACTTTAATAATGTCTTTTGCCAATTCGTACCTACGTTGTTCCCAGTCAATGTTTTCACTAAAAAAATTAAGTTCTGACACCTTGATATACATGTTTCCCACCAATGCAGTACCATCATCATATAAATCCTTAATCTCTACAATTTCTCCAGTTGATTTTATTCTTGCTTTCATTGTTCCTTCTTTGTTTTAAAATGTTCAATCAGTTCATTTACGGTAGCCTTGTGAATGACGTCCAAATTCACGTCAACATCATTGTAAACCCAATAAGTAGAGAACTTGATTTCAGGACACAGAATCCATTTATCACCATCCGTAAACCATTGGTTCTTGTCTGTATCATCTCTCAATGCAGCAATGGCTAGGAAAAGTTCTTCATTCGTTCCGCAATCAATCCTTCCTTTCTTGGTTACGGTATCTACATTATATATCACTCCATATAAATTACCATAAGACGTTATAATAGCTTTTCCTTCTTCGATACTTTTATGACTTCCCTTTCCGTCATAATTATGTGCATCTAAGGTTGTATTACCAGAATTAAGTATTTCATATCCCAATTCTTCTAGCTTCTTTCTAAGTGTTTCGGTATTTTTTCTTATGAAACACGGTGTTGTAAATCCCATAGTTATTTCTCCTTTCCAACTTTAACATATCCGTTTTCAATGCACCAGCACAACATTTCGTAGGCTGCATCAATAAGTTCTTTTCCTTCTGTGATATTTCCGATAGACCTAGTATAAGGTTCCATATACAAGCATGCATAGCTATCTGCAAATTTTTTGATGGTCAGCACTTCATTGCCGATGAAACAAGGTAACTTGTCGAGAATATCCGGCAAGGTGTAAGTTGTACGACAATGGTCGTAATTCGTATCGGCATCCAGAGAGGTTACAACCATGTTATCTGAATCTGATTCATTCCACTCGAAACACATGCTTGCATCGCTTGTATCCAGCCCAAGCTCCTTCAAGTGCTTCATCTGCTCGATTGATAATACCTGTCCCATTTCTTATCCTCCTCTGTTCTGATTTTTTTTATGGTCATTCTTTTATTAAAAATAGCCATAACGATTAGCGCAAAAGCAACTTTTAATAATTGCCTTTTCCCAACTATTACAATATTACTACGATTAAGTCCATCATCGGTCATGATACTGTACCAATTCTTATAAGGTGGCATCACCTTGTAAATATATATCCTACTAATCATCTTTTTAATCTTGTTTAATTTCACGATTTTCTTTTAATTCTTCTTCACTTATATGTGTCTTGTGGTTGCCAAGATTAGAAATAGTATTTGTACTATTAGGTCCACAATATAAACACATTTTGGTAAAAGGGGAATATACCCTCCCACACTTGGGGCAAATCCATCCTTGCTGTCCGAATAATCCACTATTAAAATTTACTTCATTCATAAATTCACTCGCAAGGAATTGCGCCTTGCACTCGCTTTTCAGTTAATATACTTCTTCTTTTGTCTATCAAGTTTCCTATTCTCTCCTAACGCTTAGTCTAATCAACCTGGGCTTTTCAAGCCCTCAGACAAAAGACTTGTGAGTAGTTGATATCTTATTCACTTTTGTCCATAAACTAAATTCGGTATAGAGATATTTCCACATACCCCCGTAACGATATTTGTCGTTTGGGTATTGGCAACGAACACAATAATCCGTCTTATATAAAACCTCATAGATTGTACCCCTGTATTCAAACAGTTCGTTCTCGTCAAGGGTTCCTACTTCCACCTTATTCATGACCGTAAACAAAAAATTGTGTAAATAATAACAAATATGAAGTAAGATAATGTTATAATCACCCACTTCCAAAAATTATATTCATCCCTTTTCAAACCATATATGAATGTGGTCAATACAAGGGTAATAAGTATAAAGTATATTGCAAAGCTGATTCCGTAAAATGTGTTCATCTTTTCCTATGTGTTTTAGGATTCTTGTTTCTTTTTCTACGTTTCGCAATCTGCTTTCCGACACACCTATCGTCCTTGACGCGGCATTTTGTTCTTGGTTCATGAATATAAAGGCAGTTACTTCCGATAATAGGCTTATCGAAATTCATCAAAATATGCGTTTTATCACCATAACCAATACTATCCTTATCCGTTACTATAACAGCATCACAATCACTGTTTCTAGCTCCCTCAACAGAATCATAACGTTCAAGGGAATATCCTGTTTCCAAATTTTTAAATAGAAGGTATTCGGATGAATTTATCATTGAACCTACAACAGCAATCTTCTTAGTCATATTTTATTCTTTTTGTAATGTTTACAATACTTAGGAGTTTCCCTAGCCGTTATTCTCTTCTGTAAAGCCATGCGATCCTAAATTCATTACCTTTGCCATAATAATTACTCCTTTACCAGTTCTATCGTAGTATTCGTAAGATTAACATACAAGTTCACATCCGACATGGTACCATCTTTCTTGACCTTGCTAAACAATGGGTCAATGGTATCATAAAAACCAATATTATAACCCTTAATATAGGCGTATTGTTTTTTTTCAGGAATAACAACACTTTCATGGTTATCTAATCTTATATATGTGGATGCAGGAGTAGTAATACATACCTTGCTTCCGATAGGATACTTCGCATTGGATTTAATGTACTCCTTTTCCAACTTAATTTTCTGACTTTTCAATTTCCTTATTTTTGAATTGATATCATTTTTCTTTGTCTGAAATTCTTCTTTGTTCATAGCTTTTATATTGTTTTTATGAATGAAACATCCCTATTATCATTTTTTCTTTAAATTATAATATAACTGAATAATGCCTTTTAAAGGTATCCCAAGGGGTTCGGTCTACATAAGGAGTGCCGTTCCATGTATATTTGGCATAAAACATGGAACTCCATTTAACAAACTTAAACTCCCATATAAACGAGATGATATTGAACGCCAAAAATACTGAAATCTCGAACATTGTGTAAGCTATACAAGGCAAACACCATATAATCAAATGTATTCTTAAATATTTCATAATTAACATTCAGACAAGACCTGTAACACAATAAGCCATACAATGACAATCATCAATCGTCCAACATATTTCCACATATAGCTTTCATTAACATAGCAAAAACAATTCCAAAAAGCATAAATTCACTCCTTTATAATATTATTGTCCACCCACCTCATTGCACCCTTTAACGCATCAGTTGTAGACCTGTAAAACATATCAACAAAAAGATCCATCCGTTCACCTTTTGGACCTCTCTTTATTATTCGGTACATGAAGTCTTTTTCTCCTGTGACCTCTATTGTACAGCCCTTGTAAAATGTGACATATTTATTTCTCATACGACAAATATATATATTATTGGTTTTCCAACAACTTTTTATTAACTTTTATTAAGCGTTTTTCCCAGTCGTTCAGATTGTCACCCGTCTTAATCTTCTCCATAACCGAAGCTATATCAAAAGATTTACATTTTTCATACAGATCACTCATTGTCGTTCCTTGTATGATTACTCCGTTCTTTTCCCCGGAAAAATATCCGTCAACACTCTCTATCACATCCCATTTCCGTCCTTCCAGGATGTATTGTTTATTGTTAGTTCCCATTATATTTAGCTATTATATTATTCATTTCATTGTTTTTGGCTTCTGTAAGCCCTAATTCGGATATATTTTGAAGCGCAATTTCGCATTGTTGGCTAATGTATGAGATTTCATCGGCATCAATATCACGGCTATCGTATATAAACGCTTTCGCCAGCTTGATGGCAAGACCTTGACACACATCCCCGGCAACTTTTTCGGCCGCTATAATGTTAGAGCAAATAATTTGCTTAATACTTAGTTGTTTGTTCGTTCCCATATTCTTTTGTTTTTAAGTTAGTATTTGTTCCCGGTAGCGGTGGCGATCCGCTTGTTGTTCCCCATACCAGGATAGCTGTTTACTTTGTGCGACACTGGAGCATTATATTGGTAGCCTGTATTCATGTGCCATAATGTTACTATAAGGCACGTATTCAATGAATTTTCCGTGACGCCTTACATAGTCGTTTATATGATTCCATTAGTTGTGTAATTGTTTAGGAGTTTTTCGTTCTCACAAATTAGTGATAGTTCATTGCAGTATTAGGGCAATATGTTATCTAAACACATGATCAATAAATACCGTATTTGTTTGCCATTGCCCTTTGTATTTAAAAACAAAATATCCGCGTATAGTTGCCGTTTCTTTCATTTCGTTTGCAAAATCATAAACCGCCTGTTGGTTTTTGCCAAACTCCTTATTTATTGATCCGCTGTTATTGCTCACCCTGTAACGTAGCTTTGCAGGGGCTTTTGTTTTGTCTGTAATAATATTCATATTTTTTCGTTTATTTTCGTTTTTAAGTCAAAAATTGCTCCCGGTAACAGTGTCGCTCTGTTTGTTGTTCTCCATACCGGGAAAATATTTCACATTATTTCCGCTTTATCTTAATTCCCTGAATGAAACAGTTTCAAAATCGCTCTTAATGACCTCTATCTGTATAGGCTTAACAAATCGGTCTAATTCCTTGCGTATCTCTCTCATTTGTTCAAACGGTACGGTTACAATGTTATCTAATATTATTATATATTTTTGTAAAATTCACAATATAGACCATACAGATCTATAATATCTGAATCGGTTAGTATTCTCCTTAAAACTCTAATTACTTTAATCACTTTCATTATTCGTTCAAATATGATTTAGGAAGCAAAGGGAAAACTCTTAACACTTCATCAAAACGCACGTTCCCAAACTTTTCGATATATACGTAAAAATAACGTTCATTCCGCCTACGATCAATAGTTATGCAGCTAGGTACGTCGTTTCGTTTTAACGTATCGTAGTCGTTTGCGTGCTCTCTTACAAACTTAATCAATTCGGGTGTATTTATGTACATTTTGATTATGTTTTGTGTCCTGGTGCCGTTATAATACGCTCGTTTAACCTGTTTTTCGGGTAACTTGTGCCCGTCATAGCTTTTCCAAAACTTGATATTTTCCCTGATAAAATCCAATGTATTAATACTTCTACTAGCTTTAAACGTTCCTATCTTAATACTTTCATTTTCAAGGATAGGATATAATTCTTTTTGTAAGTTTTGTTTTTTCATAATACTAATTCATTTAACACTTCATCAAGTTTTGGCAATACCCACGATTTTAGGTATAATCCCAGTCTTTCCCTAACATAGTTTGCCGTAGCTTCATCAAACGTAGGGCAATCGCTCGGTATTATTGGTTCTTGGAAACACCCCACACGATTATCCACTATATTGTTTACCTTGGTAATTGCTTCTTGTAATTGGTTTTTGGCGTATTTCTTTTTCATTGCTGCATTATGTTTTTATAGGTTATTGTAATGGCTTAATTGTTCTCGAATAAATTGGATATGTGTTTCTTGCTCATTCAACGGCAAAGAATATAATTCTTTGTAAAATTCGCTTTCACTCACAATTTTACACTTATTGTCTTTGCAATATCTTTTAAAATCTTTTTCCGTGCCGTTCCCAAAACTAAACGCTAGTTTAATCTTTTCGTTACACCAAACGGAGTAACTACCACCGTCTTGTATAGCGTCTTTAATTGAATTGTACGGGCGGTCTGTTAGGCCATGGCTGAAACTGTTAATAGTAAATTGTATCATAATTATATTGTTTTTGATTGATTAATAGGTGAGTTCCGCTAATACGTCTACATTATATACGGGTAATTGTTTTGCGTATCTGGTACGTCCGTCTAGGGGTGTTTCCGTGATGGTTAGCTCTAGTAGTTCGTGTATCGGTGTATTCCAGATAGGTTTTTCTAGGGCTTCTATTTCTTTGTACCGGGGCGAATCTATATATATACCTTTTGGACCGTGGTAAAACTGTTTAAAAAACGGGTGATCTTTATGTCTGCATATCAAATGATAAGTTATATGATTATATGTTATATTCTTTACCGTTCTTCTTGCCGATTTACAAATATATTGGCTACCTGTTTTGCTGTTTTTTACTGTTACCTGTATCATAATGTTTTTGTTTTTATGGGTGATATATCGGTATTGTTTTAGATCTTTTAATATAGGGCTTTATTTTACCCTCTATTGGCGTTTTGAATGAAGTATTGCACACTATCAAGGATATATTTAGCATGTTCCCGGGCCGCTTCCTGTTTTTCCTGTTTTGTGGGTGTTATTCCGTCATACTTGTATAACAGTTTGGCGGCTTCTCTGATTATGGTTTTCATTGTGCTACAATTTGCTAGGTGTTCTATTGATGGCTGTATGCCCTTGTTTGCCTTCTTAATTATGCAATTTTGCAGCCATGTTGTAATATCGTATATTTCCCGCGTATTGCGTATATACATTGCAAGCAAATTAGGTATGTCGTTTCTTGTTTCCATAATGTTACGTTTTTAAATTGTTATTGTTTGTTTTGGTTCTCTATGTAATCGGTTACCCGTATTGATAGGTACAAGCAACCTAATAATATTAATGTTTCGATCATAGTTATTTACTTTTGGTTTTTCCAAACTCTATAATCATTATCACTTTCAAAACACATATAACCGCCAAAAACCTTAACAATATGTGCAGGGGTAAACGGGCAATTTTTAATTGCCCGGTACCGTGTTTCAACTTGTGCAAAATACGTTCTCATAATTACTTTAATTTAAAGGTTATATTTTCAGGAAGTTTTGTTTTGTCAACTGTTTTGATAAATTCGTCAAACTGATTTTTCGTTACTTTTGCTTCACAATCATTCCAATTAAATACAAGTTCATTGCTGTGGTTGTAGTATATCACATTTTTAAGGGGAATTCCGGCGTCAAGAATGGCTAATCTAATTAGCTTTCTATTTTCCGCTTTTTGTATTTCTTTTTCGCAATCTGCAATTATTTCATTGCGTTTCTTCTCGTATTCTTCACGTTTTTTCTGGTCTTTCCGTGCCTGTATGGCTTCACTTGTATAATACCCGCCTTTGATTCTGTTTTCGATTAGTGTACGTTCTTCATCCGTCAATTTTAACATAAAATGCTCATTTTCAGGTTTATACGGGTTTTCCCATGTGTTACCCGTTAATTTTTCCAATTGTTTTATAGCTTTTAAACTTTCTTGTTTCCAGCGGTCTACGATCCCTAGAGTATATAATAGGTATGTAAAGTACCCCTTATCCTCTGCACTATCACGTAGTACATTGTATTCTGATTCGGTAATACGTAGGTAGTTTATGGTAGTTTCTTTGTCGCTGTTTTTAAGGTGGTAAAAGCCATTTTCAACGGGATACATAGGTTGCCCGTAATGGTTGCACAGATGTAAGTCAATAAACGTTTTAAACTCTGGAAAACGCTTGAGTATTTCCTCATTGTAGCAACCACTAGCGCACCAAACAAAACGCCCGTTCCTACGTTTCTCATATATATCAGCCGTGATACTCCAATCACATACACCATTTTTACAATAGTCGTTTAAACTTATGCGCACGTTCATTTTATAGGTTATTCCGTTCTCTACGTAAAATTTTGTTACATTGTAAGATAATTCATTTGTTTTCATAATCGTAATATTTTAATTGTTCGTTATTGTTTTTGTATGATTTTTAATATTAAATATTTTCAGTGTAGACATAATTTCCTGTATTCACTTCTACAATTGACACGGTGCCGCCCTTGTAGTCGGCAAAATAGGTTGTATTGTCGTGCCTGTTTGCTTCAATCCATTGCATGCAACATTCGTATGTACTGTTTATATGCTTGCAATTGCTTGCTGTATCGTCGTTAAAAACCACGTCGTAAACTTGTTCGCAATTGGTTTCGGTTTCTTGTTTACAGTCGGTTGTAACGGGGGTGTCGGTGTTAAACACTTGCCATATATTACACCAGTCCAGATCTGACACGATCAAAAACTGCATGCCACTTATAACCAATGTGTAATACTTGCTTGTATCGTCAAAATTAATGTGGTACTCAGTGTATTCGTTAAACGCTGCAATATGTGTTTTATATAGTTCTACTTTAAACACCCTATAAGGTTGACTATATACTAGGTATTCTATCTTTTCGTTATCCGATTGCAAATCCTTATTATAATACAACCGACTAGTATATACACATTCGCTAACCGCGCGCTTTAAATTGGTACGTTTCCCCGTATCAAAGTTACCGATATGCAGCAATGCAGTGTTGCCGTTAATCATGTTTTTAACCGCTTTCTGTGAGATTCTTTTTGCTTTCATATTATAATGTATTAAGTTTATATACTGTACTCTGTATTCATACGGGCTTGTAACCGTTACCACTATCGTAGTAGCTACATTACAATATGCGCGTATCGTATGTTTTTACGGCTTATATTAACTGATCCGTGACTAACAGACAAGTATTAAGGCTTATGTATAGGATACACACGCACATACATTATATTATATCGTATCAGGAGCTAATCACATATCGCACTAAAACATTATCACCCTTATCTAATATTCCGTGCCTCTGCATCGTGGCTAGCTACACCGCTATTTATATTCCGCTTATCCTTGTTTGCGGATCTGTACCACGCTCTCACCGTGGCAAGCTGTTTCAATATGTCATATATCGCTTTGTCCTTCCGACACTGCAAACATACGGCGTTTTTGATTAGGTTGTATATTTTATTAACATTCATTATAAATTAATCCCGTTTTTCCCAAAATCAATACAGTTTATATACATATTTTAAATTAATATTGCATAATATTAATAGATCAGACCGTGTAAGACCTATTTTAGCTTAATATTATGTTTAATTTCAAGATTTTTCAATGTTAATTTGTGTTAAATTTGTTTGTAAGTGTCTGATAATCAAGGAATTACGAAATCTTCGTAGAAGTCACTTGTAAAGATTTTTTATTTGTAAAGATTTCGAAATTCGATTGTCGTAGAAAAGAATTCTTTTTTATTTACAAATGGTGTGCGCCTTGGTTGTTGTACAATCGTAATATACTGTAAATCAGTGCCATACCCCCTTTTGTGGAGGCTTCGCGGCGGGTGTGTCGCTCCCGATAAATTTTTTTCTGAAAATTTTTTTCCCCCAAATTTTGCTCGGATGGCTGATTTTGCGTTTTGGAGGTGTATTTTCGGTAGTTTTCAACAAAATCGGATAAATATTTACATAAAAAGTTACGAAAATCGTAGGTTTTTTGGTGTGTTTCGTAGGTGTGGTTGCATTTTTTATGTCTTTTTTTGCAGTATAAGTTATTGGTTTACAGTATTCTTCGTTGATTTCGTCGTTTTGATATGTATCTATACTAAATTACGTATGCAGTTTTGGTTTCTGTATGTGTATGTGTTATGTATGTATTGTGTATGTATATGTATTGTAATAGAGCATGTAAGGTGTACGTGTATGTATATGTTGTAAATATATATTACTTTTAACATTTAATATGCAAATTAATAGAGAGTAAATTTTCAAAGATTTACGATTCAATTTTTTTTGACAAGACTAAACAGCTTGTTTTCAGCCATTTAACCACTAATTTGCGCAAGTTTTTTGACAAGTGTTGAAAAACGAAGAGTTTACGAAGTCTACGAAAAAACAACGAATTTCGTAGGTTTTTTACGAATTTTCCCAAATCAATTAGTTGCATATGCAACTATCGGTGTTGAGATTTTTTATTTTATGTTAAATTAAGTCAATTTTACATTTCTTAACGTAGAAAATAGCAAGTAAATAAAAAATTATAGTTAAATCATTTTAACTAAAATGAGAAAAATCATAACAAAAATAAAAAATAACAACAATCAACATTTTTTACTTTTCCTGTTTAAAACACACTGTTGGCGTGAAAGTAAAAAATCTTGTGTAAAGAAAGATAAACTATCTTACTTGACACGCATTTGTTAATCACGTAAACATTTGCAGTTAATTAATTTAACTATTTGTTTTTGTATTGTTTTTTGCGCTATATTTGCAGGTGAAATCAGATAAAATGTGTGTGTAAAGATGGAAGAAGAAATAGAGATTAAACTTAGGTTGCCCGAATCAAGGCGTGTCATATGCCTGTCCGATGCAATGCCCGACAGGGAACGTTGGTACAAGGGCATGAGGGTTCAGACACGGCTGTTCGGGTGGGTTACGCTCGTTAATGCTGCGGACAGACAGTGTTTCCTCAAACTTGACGAGCCGTTGAAGGACGGTACTAGGACGGTTCTTGTGTCGGAAAAGTCATTCATCAGGCGCGTGCCCGTACCTTTGACTGCAAGATCCATGTCCGCACAGGTCGCTGGTGTCAGCGTGGAGGGTGAAGTGATGGAGTACGAGAGGAAGATGAAGCGGAAATGGGAGAAGGAGAGAAAGCATATAGAGGATATATGCGGAAAGTACGGGTATGTGCTTCCTTCCGAGTGGAAACGGTCGTTAAGGAGATTTGCTTCGTGGTGTGAGGGCCAGGTAAGGCAGTACGGTCATATCGTGGATGCCGACTATCTTATGCGGCATGACACGTTCGTTGTGGGCGGAAGGAGCGTGGATGATCTAAGGTTCGTGCCCGATGTGGATATGGTGGATGGGACCGGGGCGAACGGGAAGCCTTCCGCCGCTCGCGTTTCACGGTGCGCGCTCATGCCGGGAAGCATCGTCACCGCCATACGCAATGCAGGGAGCGAGATGGACAAGTCGGTGTCGTTGTGGCGGAACAGCTACTTCGTGAAGATGAGGCGTTTCGGGTACACGTTCAATACCTGCTGTGACGGGGCAAAGACACGTGACGATGCGTTCACATGGTTCAAGGACATCACCATACAGTACATGGCTGACCTTATAGAGTATTACGGGATAAGACGTGATTCCATCGTGTGCAGGAAACTGGAGCACATCGCGGACGTGTACTCTTCCCTTGACGATATGGATGCACGCCCTGACATATCAACGGACGATTATGACCTGTATCCCGTTGTGATGTTCGGGAAGGTTGTGGACCGGGAGAAATCGGTAGAATCGGTAGGATCGGTAGAGAAAGGAGGGGAAAATGACTGTCGCTGAATCTGCAAAGGCTTCTTATGAATACATCCTTGATTCCGTTATGGGCAAGCTGGCGGACAAGGGTGGTGGTCGTGGCTTCCGTAAAGCAAGGGATGAAGGCGAGTGGAAGCGTTCCATATCCGCTATGGTCGAGATGGATATAGCTGATGCATGCAGGGAGTGCAATTTCAGACGCCACAGGAGCGGTTCCATCATGGCTTTTGACGGTAAGATATTCGTTCCCATGATGAAGGAGGATCTGATGCGCCTGTGTATGGATTTGTGCCGCATAAACGGTCTTAGCGAACTGTACATGACCGATACGAGCGAGCGTTTCTACCGTACCATTGTGAAGAACGTGACGCATGAGATATTCAATCCCAAGCGTAACTTCATCACGTTTGACAATTGTGTCCTTGACACGGAAACGATGGAAACGTTCGATTTCTCGCCCATGATAGAATCGTGCATACGTATCAATATCAATTATGACCCGTTGGCGCGCAGCCCGTTGTGGGAGAAGTTTTTGGACGATGTGATTCCTGTGAAGGACACCCAGGATGCCTTGCAGGAGTTTGTGGGGTGTGCCTTTGTTGACAGGAAGAAGATCAAGATGGAGAAGATGTGTTACCTTCTCGGTTGTGGTAGTAACGGTAAGTCGGTGTTCTTTGACGCTGTTGTCAACGCGCTAGGGAAGGATAATGTTTCTTATATGGAGATGGCTGACCTGTCGGGTGACAAGTCTACTTGCGAGTACAATATAGCTATGATAAACGGCAAGCTGCTCAACTACGCTTCCGAGATGGGTGGGAAGGATGTGAGCGGTGGCAAGTATAAGAAGTTCATATCCGGTGAGCCTACTATGGCACGCCTTCCGTTCGGTGAGCCTTTCCTTGCCGACATGATGCCTCCTTTCATGGCCAACCTTAACAAGATGCCTTCTGTTTCGGACCAGACTTACGGTCATTTCAGACGCTCCCTTGTCATTCCGTTCTATCGTGTGTTCAAGGAATCGGAGCAAGACAGGTCGCTTCCGTTGAAGCTGTCAAAGGAATCGGCAGCTATTATCAACTGGATAATAGAGGGTGCAAGACGGTTTGTGAAGAACAAGGGTGAGTTTACGAAAAGCTATACGATAGAATCCGTTACGGAGAATGCCAGACGTGATTCCAACAGTGTCCTGTCGTATCTTTACGATTCGGGGTATGATTCTTCGGGAGATATTGAGGAATCGGCTATCCGTGACCGTGACCTGTATGTGAAATACATATCATACTGCAATGACTGTGGTGTAAGACCTTACAGCAAGAGAAAGATGGTTGACATGATACGCCAGGAAGGCTATTCCGTCACTTCCGCGTGGGATGAGAACAGGAACAGGCTGTTTCAGGTTGTCCTAAGACGAAAGTATAATCCTGACGAATACCTTCTGCAACAGGCTGATGATATAATGAAGGAGGATTTGCCGTTTTAATGGTGGTTTGTTTTGGTATATCATGAATAGAGGAAGTATAAAAAGTAAGTTGTATGCTTGGTTGTCTAGTATGACTATGAAGTATAATTGGCTTCAAGTGAAATTGGAGTACAAAGAAGATCGTGGAGTATTTTTAGTGTCATTTTCTCCCGTAAGCCAAATTGAACTTTCCGAAGAATTTAACCGTGAAGCAATGCAGTTTGCAGACGAGATGAACGCTATTTATGGTAACGAAGCACCTTTATTCACCGATGAAGAAGCACTCTTTAAGCTGTCAGATAATGCGCAGATTTAATATTGTTTAACCGTTATTGTTTTTACCATATTACTTTAATATGTATTTTTGCTGAAAAATTTTATTGTATATGGATAATAAAGAGATTGTTTTATTTGATAGAAGTATTCGTGTTACTTCTGATTGGTATGTATGTGTGTCTGATGCCCAGTGTGCGATAAATGAATCTCGTAACAGGGCTGGTTTGAAAAGGTATAATTTCAGCCAGTGGTTAAAGACGCTTTACGTGAGTGATATGGTTTGCAGTATTAATGAGAGCGGCAAGGATGCTTTCAAGGTTGAGTTTGACAATGATTCGGGTAAGATAGAGCAGTATTGTCATTTTGGTGTGTTTGTTAATATGGTTTTGTCGGCAAGCCCTGTTAGTGGTGTGCTTGACGATGAGGATTGGTTTAATGATTACGTTTGTGATGTATATTCCATTGACGGTCATGTTTATGAACACGCCAAGATACTTGCCGTTGGCGGTTTGTGGCGTTATACGACAAAGAATGCCAGGTTTAGTGATGATATCCGTATGATGGATGATATCATGTATTCCGTTCCCGATGGTGACAAGGATGCCGTGTATAGCCTGTTCTTTGATTTGCTAGGTACGTTTTATTACAATTGGGAGTTTGCATTGCGTTATGCAAAGAAACTTCTTTTAGGGGATGTGGAGGAATGATTATGAGGTGTTTTGTTCGTTTTGTCATGTTTCTCATATACGTTGACATTGTATTTGTTCTTCTTGTGATTATGGTTCCTGCCGAAATGGTGTACCGATGGACGAGTGGACGTAAGCCTAGTGGATATGTTTCATGCCTTTCTGATTTTCTAGGATATCCTAATGATTATCGTTATACGTTGAGCGATTTCTTTAGGGATATGAAACAGGGATGGCGTAATTTTAATTAGCATGGGTTCTATTGATTATGAGTATATATTTGCCAATCTTGACACGGTGCTTGGGCTTCCTTTAAGGCGTAGGGGTAAGCGGTGGACATTGCCTGCCCGGATAAATCTGGAGAGCCATAGCAGGAAGGATAAGCTGGTTTTCTATATGAACAAGTCGGGCAGTATCACCGTTACCGAGCAGGGAGGTGATTCTGTCAACCTGTTTGACTTTCTCGTGTCTTATCTTCCCGGTTGCAGTAGTGCTTCTGATGCTTTTAGGATTCTGTCAAGCCCGGACGGTTGCAGGATGAGTTTGAAGGATTTCTACGAGAGGGAGTATGATTCGGGGAAGCAGGAATCAAGGTTTGTTGATATGAAGTATGTTGACAGGCTTAGCGATGCCGGGCATTGGAAGGGTAATAACCTGTACGAGTACCTTTCAGGCGTTTTCGGTGTTGATTCCGTGAATGATGTGTTTTCAAGGTATAAGGTAGGATGTCTTGGAAGGGAATCCTCTGTATTCTGGTATTCTGACAAGGATGGTAACGTATGCCATGACAACAGGATAAGATATGGGGTGAACGGTCACAGGAAGAAGGAAACCCATGCTTTCAGGAAGTTTACTACGGGAGAAGGGTTTACCCATCGTGGCTTTTTTAAGCCGTTTTTAGGGGAGTATTGCAGCGATGCGATAACTTGTATGGTTGAATCAGAGAAAACCGCCCTTATCGCATCTATGGCTTTCGGTAACGGTTTTATATGGACAGCTTGTGGCGGAATGAACCAACTTGGAAATAAATTGCCAAAAAATGTTATTTTATTCCCCGACTTTGATAATAAAGCTATATCTTTGTGGGGTGACAAAGGACGTGTGGCGAGATGGTGGGAGTTCCCTAGCCTGTCTTTAGGATTGAAGCATAACGATGATATCGGAGATGCTGTTATTAATAATTTGAAGAGTATTAACATTAAAGAATTTAGGAAATGGATATTGGAATAGGAATTGATTTTAAGGAAAACCTTCTTTCCTTGCGTAATTATATCTCTTTGGGATTTCGTTGTGACGATATTGATTTCAAGAACGCGGCTATTGCTTCCATTGACAGAATGATGGAAGAAGTATTGGATGAGCATGATGTGAATTTCTTTGACGCATTGCAGAATGTGATTGACAACCTTGATGAGATTAATACAGTGGATAATGTTCACGGTATTTGCTGTGAATTTTATCATGTGATGGATGATAACGAGCGTGTCATGCACCGTGAGTTCTTTGAAAAATTGAAAAAATATCGTGAAAGCAAGATTGAACGTATTGTTCCTTTGAAGGAAAAAGACTGCATTGTCATGGGTAATAAGTATGTTGAATTAGGTAGCGGCAAAGAGTGTGTTGTTGACAGTATTATCCACATGCTTGCCGAGAATGATAAAATGATTAAAGATGCTGTTTTGTATGTGGACCAACTTGGTCAGCGAATAGCGTGCTCTATTGATGAGTTTAGGAAAAAGTTCGGGGTGAGGAAATAAGGCATGTTATGGCTAATAAAGGAGAAATAAGGATTGACGGTAAGGTGATGGGAAAGGATTACGGCAGGTATTTCTATTCTCCGCGTGGTAATATGTGGGCTGTCACCTTATGTACGTATGACTGTGATGATGGTCGTATGTTTGAAAAAATAGAGTTGTATAGAACGAAGGATCAGGCTAGGGAGGCTGCATTCAGGTTAAATACGGAGGAAAGAAATGGGTAAGACAGATGCAAGTGTAATAAAACTACCTGATGGGTATTCATTGAAGAAGATTGATGAGCGCACTTATGAACTAGTCAAGATTGACGATTTCAAGAAAGGAGATTTCCTGTTTGCTAAAAGCAGAACAGGAGATTTAATAGATTATGTATTTATTAATACTGGTGGTTTGAAAGCTAATTTCTTATATAAGGACAAGAATGTTCTTATCTGTAATTTAGAGTTTAACTTTTCTAACAACTATGATATATCAAAGGCTACTCTCGAACAGATTGCTGCCATGAGAAGGCTTTTATCCGAGAATAATTTTACTATTGTTGATGGTGAAGTTGTTCCCATTACAGATCCTGTTGTCGGCTTTGTTATTGTTAATGATGTGATTTATCCTGCAAGCAAGATTTACAGAAGCAGGGAATGCGCTATGTATGATTTAAAGAGAAAAGGAAATAAAAAATGAATCAAGTAAAATTTGTAAAATTAAGACGGGATGCAGTTCTTCCCGAAAAAAAAACTGATGGTGCTGCCGGGTATGATTTGTATGTTCCTGACAACACGTTGATAAGAAAAGGTCGTAATCTGATTAAACTTGGTATAGCCATTCAGATGCCATCAAATATGAAGGCTATTATCAAGCCTCGAAGTGGATTTTCTCTGAAAGGTATTATTGGCGTTGACGGGAAGTATCATGACGCTGATGTGTTGGATGGTGTTATTGATTGTGACTATACTGGTTGTATCGGTGTTATAGTGAAGAGTTTTGAGAAAGAGCCTTTCTATATTGCTGCCAAGGAGAGGATTGCTCAGCTTCTTTTCAGTAATTATATTGAGGTTGAATTTGTTGAGGTTGAAAGCCTTGATTCAACGGATAGGGGTGATGGAGGTTTTGGTTCTACAAACAATGCAGGTAAGTAAGTATGAAAACAAAAAAGATAAACAAGATTTACGACAAGGGTTATGATAGTGTACTGAACAAGTATTTTATCTTAGCTATGTTTGTTGAGTTTGGTGAAACGAAGTATGATCGTATTTTCTTTTCTGATAAGAAGGATGCGGATAACATAAAAGTTGGTGATTTGTTATGATTGGAGTTAAGTTGAACAGTAGGGTAAAAATTATAAACCGTGATAAATACATTTCACTTCATGGTGAAGATTCTGTAAGCAAGTCAAATGTGTTCGGTAAATTTGTCACTGTTAAATACTGTTTTGAGAATGGTGAAAAGTTTCTTTGTGCGGATGACCAGGGTAAAGAGTATATTCTTTTCTCGGATTGTATTGCTTATGTTGATCATGTTAAAGAGAGAAGTATTCTTGATGAGGCAAAGGATATCCGCAGCAACAGCAGGCAGTCTGACTATGGTGATGCTGTAGCCAATTTTGAAAACATTTCCAAGATGGCTTCTTTGATTACTGGAAAGGAATTATCTCCTTATGACTGTGTTGCTGTACAGATAGCTGTAAAGCTATGCAGACAGGGATTCCATAAAAAGCGTGACAATATGGTTGATTTGGCTGGTTACGCTGATATAATGCAATTAATCGTAGATAAGGATAATGTGAAAAATGGGAAAAAAGGCTGACAACGCTTTGGTTTTTAGGAGAGTTCTAGCGGCAAGCGGACTCTCCGATACTGATGTTAACAGAAAAAGCAGAAAACATGATATTGTTATGAACCGTGCTCTTGTGTGCTGTGTCATGCGTGACATGGGTTTAAGTATGTCTGAAATTTCTGATTTCCTATGTATTGACAGGAGTAGCATATACAATCTTTTAAAATATTCTTCTGAACTTGACGAGAGGGTGAGGGAGATAAAGTCTAGGATAAAGGAGGAAAGATAATGGGTTTGAATAAAGGATGGGGTAAACTTCCCCTTAGTAACAATCTTCTTATTGACGATGAAAAACAGAAGAAGATTGATATAGCAAAGCATATTGATGATGCGAATGAGATGGAGTTATGGGCTGCGTCCGCTTATGTCATAGATACGAATCCTGTCTTGTTTTACAAGGCTACACACGTTGTTGACGAGGGTATGTCAGAGCGTTCTTTGCTTATGAAAGCCAAGCAATGGGTGAACTCTCCAAGAATAACACAGATTGTCAATTATGCCAAATCTTCCATGCTTGCTTCCGATTATGTGACACCATCCATGAGGCGTGTGTTGGAAGGTGAGAATAAGGAAAAGACAAAGACTTTGATAAACAAGGATAACCTTGAATTTGAAGATGCGATAAGCCTTATAGAAAGTTTCCTAAAGCGTTCTGATATAGACACTGCTGATTTTAAGGATGTGAAAGGTGCACTTGATATGCTTGCAAAGTTCAAAGGATGGCTTTCTGATGATGATGCCAGTGAGGATTTCTATGACAAGACCACCATAGCGTTTTTTCCATACGATTGCGACAAGTGTGTCCGTGCCAAGGCAGGGTTATGCAACAAGTGTGTGTATCATCGTGAATCAACAGGTGATCTTAGTGATGATGAACGTAAATGGATAAAGGAAAACGATACATGGAAAGGATAGTCTATGTCTGTAAGGAAAACTACTAATTTAACGGTAAGAAATAAAGAAAGGGAAAGGCGTGTAAGGGAAATAGAGGAAGAGGGAGTATTTGATTATTTCCATAAATTTACTCCTGTCCAGTTGTACAGGTACCTTTCACCTCTATGTAGTATTGACGCATTACGGATATTACGTTTGTGTATTGTATCCGCACAGAGGGGAGATAATATGATAACGTTGAAGTTTATAAGGAGGCAACTGAAATACAAACCTAGACGTTCTGTTTTTGATTCATTGATAAATGCCGGATTGATAGTAGAACCAGTTCCTAATGTTTTTTCCTGTACAGTGAAGGTGAATGAGTATTCTCATATATTGAGCATGATGCGTATTGATGATAATGCTCCCGATGTCGTAGATGTGGATGATTTAAATTGTTACAAAGTTGTAGCAGAGGATAATATTAGTTACCGTGTCGTTAGCAAACGGGGAAGTGTTATAAAGAGTTTCACTGACAAGAGTGAAGCAAGCAATTATCTTGACGAACTGTATTTCCCTAAAGGTGAAGATGGTGACGTGGAAGCATTGTCGAAAGAGGAAGAGGAAGAATTAACCATTTGATTAACTATTTTTAATATCGTTTTCTGTATTAGTTTATTTTTTAATATTACTTTTGTCGCATGAGATATTGCTATGATAAAGAACGGTATGATTATCTTGTCAACGAAATTTTAAAATGTGGCAAGATACTTAAAGAGAACACAACTAACGGCAAGGAAGTTAGCTGGAAGGTTTTCTGGATAAGAGTGGACGCTCACAAAAGAAGGCTGTCTGCAATGAGAGAATTGGACAAGATTAAAGAAGATAAGTATAAAAAATAAAAAAAATGGATTTAGTATTAAATTGTAAAGTAAAGAAAGTAGGTCAGTTACAGACTGGTACAAGTAAGGCAGGTAATCCTTGGCAAAAGAGAAATCTTCTCGTTGAGGAAATTGGTTCTACGTATACCAAAGAGGTGTATTTTTATGTAATGGGCAACCTGTGTGATCTTCAATTGAAAGAGGGTGATACTATTACTGCCCATCTTGAAATCAGAGCAAGAGAATACCAGGGTAAATATTACAATGAAGTTGGGTGCTTTAAGATAGATATGCCGCAACCAGCACAAGCACCTTCATCTGCTCCATCACCTGCACCTGTCCAGCCTGAAAGACGGGATGATTTACCCTTTTAGCATTGCAATGCTGTCCGAAATGTGTGATTTTTGCTTGTATTGATCAAATTCTTGTTTTTGTTTGCGGATGGAGGTTTATCTTTTTTGCCATATTTGAGGTTTCCTCCATCCGATTTTATTAGTAGTTATGAAACGAATAAAGAGTGAATATCCTTTAGCTGATATATTTAATTTTGTGTTGGGCAAGTTATCTGTTTTGAAATCTATTTCTAAGCCTGTAACTTTCTCTTCCCGTGATAATGCTATCCCTGCATTATTTTACGATGTTGTGTTGTATGAAAAATACTTTAGGCACTGATATACAATCGGACACCACATATAAAATCAATTCATTTCAATTTGAGTGCCATCACTTCTAATGATGACACCAACAGCATTAACAGGAACTTTTATCTTAATGCTTAATTCACAAAAAGAATAACTCATAATATATATAAATTTAGGCAGTAATTATTATCTTTGTGGTGATTTTGCCACCGTAGAAGATCCTTAAAGCAATATTTGTCTTATGGACTGTTGCCTGGATCTTAAATTCACGCATAGATTTAATAAGGAGCGTTTTATAGGCCCCCTTTCATTTAGCCTATAATCACTCCTTATTTATTAGGAATTTATAACCAATTAAACATTATATACATGAAGAATTTGTTCAAAATGTACAGAGATTGGAGAAATAGAAAGTTTGTGGAAAAGATAAACAAAATCTATTTTAAACAAGATAATGACGGCAATCTTTTTATGGAAGGAAGCCTGTATGTTTATGGTAAAAACAACGGTGTAATTTCATCATGGGTGGATAAGTCGCTTGATGATGTCAAAAAGTCTATATCTGATTTGCCATGAGAAAAAAAGAACTTCTTAAAAAGTTGAGAGAATATCAGTCTTGGCGGAAAGGTGCTGATATTACCATGATGCCACCATCCGAAGTCACAAGGATTATTGATTCCGCAATAACGGTGATAGAAAAGTCTGATACAAGCAAGGCGAATGCTGTGCTGTTTAAAAAAGAAGTGATAGACAAACTTCATATCACTGTGGGTGCTATGATTTTGGACGGATATGACGAGTTTGATTCCTGTGTAAAATATGTTAATGATTTAATACGTGAGTTAGATGAAAATTAATTTGTTTGTAAATGGAAATTTGGTGTGCGACCGAAGCAAAGCGAGGGAGCACAGGGGCAGTCTAGCTGCACAGGGGCAGTCTAGCTGCACAGGGGCAGTCTAGCTGCACAGGGGCAGTCTAGCTGCACAGGGGCAGTCTAGCTGCACAGGGGCAGTCGAAGTTATAACACTATGTGGTGGGGAACTTCCTAGTGATTATGACATTTCTGATGCTGTTATAATTGATGGCGATATTCATTGTCGTAGTATCAGTTGTAATGGCATTGTTGTTTGTAAAGGTTCTTATACCGTTATAGAGGAAGGGGGTGATTATGGGTCACTCTAACGGTAAAATCACCGCACCTATCGGATTGGATAGTGATGTATATCCTACCTTAGGCATCGGTCCTACTAGTGATGGTTATGATTTAGGATATGCTTGTCTTAGCGAAAAAATTAATATGTGGAGTTATATAAAACCCAAAGAAGCGTCTAGCCCTTCATTTGACAACGCTAGTTTACCTGGTATAATTTATGATTCTGTAAATAAGAAATTAGTATATGATAGACCTAAAACATGGTATAGGCTTACTGATTTTGATGGATACGATCATGGGGCTAAACCTCTTACAATAGATAAAGATATTCTAACTAATCCTGTAGATGCTACAAAGACAACGTTTGTACTTACAATTTCACCATATTGGGCTGATTCTAGGTATAATTGGGGTAAAATACTTGGGGGATTTACTTGGTCTAATATGAAGATAAAAGTAGAAGTATATAATCAATTAAAGAAGTTGGTGGATTCTGGAGTTTTTGTTGTAAGTGGTATTGATAGTACAGGAAAAATTTCAATTACCCTTAATCGCAATAATCTCATATCTATGGGGGATACATATATTTATATTAAGGGTTATTTTTGTGATTACAGTGGAAATGTATTATGCTTAATTCCTACTACATCTGACGGATTTATTCGTAAGCCGATAGTGGTTACTCAAAGTCTTTCTATTACACTTGGAGATACAACAGCCAACGCTTCTGGATTCTCTGTTTACGGACAGTTGACAAATGGGTCTACTTCTTCTAAATGCAGATTAAACATTACAAATAACACTTCTAGTGATTACGTTGCTTCATCCGGCAGACCATACGCTAGATATAGATGGAGAGCGAAAGATGGATCTTATACAGGTCAATGGTCAGGTAATATATTGATGCCTTCGTGCACAAATATTCCTAAATCATTTACCCGTAATGACGTGGTTGATGCTGGTAATCCCCCATCTTATGGTAATGTTACTCAATGGTATGTTGATTATCAAGTTATTATGTATTAAACACCGGATATAATATACACAAGCAATGGGCATGGAACGGCAGCTTAGGTCTGTCTGTGTGTATTCTGTATTGCTCGTCAATGCAGAACTGGCATGGATTTTTAGACGTTACTGCTGTCCTCCATCCCTTGAAATTTGGAATGTTTTTCCATGAGTTGTAATTTGCTTCATTGAAAATACCTAGAATCATCTGCTGTTCTATAACATACAACTGGCTTATACCGTTTGTAGCATATCCTCTCCCATAGTGTTTCTGTTTGCTTGGCGGAATAAATGATACGTTATATGGTGATGATATGTTGTTCCATATCTTCTTTTGAACCTCATCCGTTATTTTTTCTATATTGTTCGTTTTTATTGACAGTAATGTATTGGCGAGATATACTTCAACAACAGCGCGGAATCTGTTTGTATTTGTGTTTATTCTCTGCTTTGTCGTTTCTCCACCGTATGTCCTTTCCATATATTCCTTAATGCCGTTGTCCGTCATTGAAATATACTCCCATCCAAGATCATCGTTTAGTTCTAGTGACAGTTTATTGCTTTCCAGTACATATTGGTATATGTCGTTATATATATCCTCACGAAACCTTTTGGTCAGTTCTAGCACTTTTTCTTTTTGGCTATCCGGGAGTTTTGATATTGACTTGAACGATTTAGCCCCTGCCAAAAGGAATATGGCTAGAAGGTCTTTAGAAAACTTCTCCGCACGCTCTCTAGTTGACGATTTTATACCGTTGGCAAGTCTTTTTACCTGGAAGTAATAGTCTGCAATCTTAGATATTTCTTCTTTGTTGATCATTGGCTTCTACTCTTTCTGTTATTCCGTTTGCTACCATATTTATCATAAAACTCTTGAAATCACTTTGGCTGTAAACCTTTTGTCCGATTGATGCTAGAGTTTGAAAGATGACAATTTGATTCTCATACAAAACCTTTTGGTTCTGTATGATAGCGTCAAGTTTGGATAATATTTCTCTTTCGTTGTCCATAGTGCAAAGGTATGTATTAGACTTCAATTTACCATACAAATTGTTTTATTTCATTGGGTGTTAGGTATTAAGGAACAAATGGACACCATTACAAATCGTTATAACAAATGGTTATACTTGTTCCATATTTCAAGTTGCTAAGATAACAAAAAGGGAGTGTAGTTATGCTCCCTTTTTAGTTTGATCCCAATTTATCTTCCATCCTATTTTTAGATATAATATAATGAAGAAATATCCAATGAGAGAATAAGAAATAATATCTGCTATAGTATTTATTGTTGGAGTTACTATACTAAAATTAAACAGTCCGATAATTAACATACAAACTTTTAAAACACATCCAACAAAGGCTATTAATGCTGCTGTTCCAAATTTTACAATCTTCATTTTTTCAATGCTTTTTCAAATAGTGAATATGTCTTAATTAGTTTCTTTGCGTTCTTTTCTTTTATATCAAAATCGTAATATCCATCATTGGTATAAATCCTAATAGCAGTCATTGTTTTATCTTTGAAAACCGAACAGTTTCCAATCAAAGTTAATTCAACTCCAAGCAGATTCATTCCAAAAGCAACGACAGCCCCACCTCCAGGTGTAGATAAAGTATAATCTTTGTTTTTAAAATTGTAAGTATTTCCATCTTTGTCAAGAAATACAATATCAGCATCAGAATCAACGGATAAGACTTCTTTACTGCACCATCTTAACTGGGCAAAATCCAATCCATGATCATGTGCAAAACGTAACCAAATGTTTTTCCCAATAGGAGATACCATCATTACAGATTCAGAAGATATTTTTTCAAAAGAAGTATATACTTTTTTCTCTTTGGAAAATTTGTCTACTTCGTTTATTTTCAAACTTTGTCCATAGACAGAAACACCTATAAGTAAAGAGGCGCATAATAAACAAATTCGGCTGTGCATAATCTAATAATATTAATTTTTGCACAAAAATATAAACTTATATTTTTATCGCATTAAATCTAAGTTATTTTTATGTAATGTTAACTATTTGAAGAATATGCTTTTAGTAAAATAAAATTGCAAAATTAAACAGGTGCAAAGATATTATAGAGCCATTTTATACAATGAAATTACGATGATTATGGAAGTGGCAATTATAAATGGTAGATAAGTGTTAAATCTATCTGCTATGGCCATGAGCATGAATCAACATTAATGTTTGATACAGAAGAAGAGGCATTGAAAGTTACTAAAGGATACATATATTTATCTTAACAAAATGACAATGAATGGAGTATATAAAGAATGGGAAAAGGCGATAAGTCATTTAAATAAATAGTCCTTGTGCACCCTTATCTCTATTTAGCAACTTCCAAAACACTATTTTCTATTTGGGAAAAGGAATAAGGGTAGCCTTGTTTGCTAATGCCATTGTGAGAGCCATAAATGACACTGCATCACATTTTCCTACAATCGGCTGTTGAGCTAACTCATAGAAAATACCTACGTGATAATGATTTTCATCCTCCACGTTCCTTTTAACCCTTGCCGTACAATCCATTATATCCTGAGTATGAATAATACCAACATTTAATGTTGCATATCCAAACACTTCATCGCCAGGAGTGCGCGGAGGAAAAGTCACATTTTCTCGTGTGGGAGTCTTGTGTAAAGTGCGCCATACGGATAGATATTTCTCCCATTTACCACTGCGTAATTGTTCTAAGAAAAACGCATTACGGCTTATCCTCCCTTCTTGAACCATTGTTGGAGAAAAAAGGATACGGGCAACTTCTTCTGATTCATCAACATCGTATAATGTTTGAGCCATATTAAGTAAAATAGCCAAATAGGTTGCTCATAGCAATGAGAGCCTCAACCGCTTTATCTATATTAAATTCCCTCTGTTCCATTATAGAATCTCCTGATTCTTTCATGGCAACATACGAGAAGTCTTTGTTTCCGACACTCATTGCCGCAATCTCTCGTTCTTTGAACTCAAAGGAAATAGTGCCGTTAGGTGACGGAAAGACATTCCACAACCGAAGAATCGAATCAGGGGTATCCATTACTATTTTACGGGCATTTAAGTATGAATCTCGTTCTATGGGAAAGGCATTGTAACCATCCCAACCCTCTTTGTTCAATTTACAGAAAAAATTAGAAAGTTTCCCTAGCATCTTTTCTTTTTCAGAATAAGAACCTGTAAAAGTCAAGATTTCCTTTTCTATACGTTCAATCTTTACAGGACATACAATATCATTAACACTAACCAAATCACTATTGGAAACATCACTTGTCTCAACATTATCAGACGTACAAGCAACTGCAACTATAGTAGCAAGGACAAATCGTGTTACAACCTTTCTCTTTTTAGCCTTAGGCAAAGATGCTGGAGATAAAAAAGTGTAATCAGTTGTTTCCATAATATTATTGCTGCAATAAATTAATCGTTTTATCTGAAACCATATTACAAAATGCACTGAATATAATATGATTCAATACATCTGCGTTCGCAATTATATCTTTAGTGTCAATATCATAAACAGTTCCTATTAAATCCATTTGAAAATAGAAATTATCTTTATCAACAACTTCAACCAAAAAAGGTACACGAACTTCGCCCCCATCAAATTTTCCAGCCCCCTCAATTGTTATTTTAAACGGTTTGTCACTAACAGATGAGTTAGCAGCAAGCTCTCTGAGACTTTCATCTTTAAAAGATTCATGTAACGCAAATCTCCATGAAGAATAAGCATTGGGAGAAGTCGCTTTAAACAAATTTTTCTTAGAGATTGTCAAAGCCTCTATTTTTTCAATTCCTAAAGCCTTTAAAAATTCAACAAGGCGTTTCATTTTAGGAGCCAAAGTAACTTTATAGCACCGATAGATGCTGGCATCGAGTGTTAACGATGCAGAAGTAGTTGAGAAATTATATCTTTCAACTGCCGTTTCGGCTGATAAGGTTATTCCTCCAACTGTCAGGGTTCCCGGAAAGTATTCAATTATTCCAAAATTTGATTTCAAGAAATGAGTTATTGCTTCTTTATTATTCAACAAAGGTGTTTCGACAAATTTTATACTTGCCGAAACTTCCTGTAGAAAAGTCCGATTAAAGACCTTGTGAGGAATCTCCGAATATGGATTTTGTATAACCATAATTTTAGGTTGCGAAATTAGTCAATTGTAATCATACACACAAATTTTCAAGCATGATTTTCTAAACCTTTCTAAACGATTTGGCTTCATTAACAATCTTTTTCCAATTAAAAGTATGAAGTGCTTAAATTGTTTCACCCCGATTAATCAGAACTTCATTGCTGCCAACGCTTTGTCCCAGCTGGAAATGCACCCCTGCTTCTTCTACTTTATTATACCAGCGTACTAGATATAATATTTGGCAATTATATACTATTTTACACAACAAAATAAGAGTGCAACCGCTGTTATTGTTGTTGTGGTTACAAATATACTAATTTAGTCAATTACACCTTATTTATATTACTGTAAAAAAATAATTGGTTCATATAGTTATATAATATGAAATATTTAATATATTTGCACTTGAATATACAAATAAGATTGGATATATCCAATCGTTGTACTGACATATAAAATAGCTCAATCGCCTTCTGAATCACCACCTCGGAAATAAAACGAGCTATAAATGAACCAATACATATTGGGTGAGTTGAAACCTTATAGGCGTAGACTTCCCCATAATGTATTGTGGCTTGTGGTGAGCCAAGAAGGCGTATGGGCGATAGTCTGCGCTTCCTTGTATACTTGTAATGCGTGGTTATTGCTGAAATTAGTGGAGCTTTATTTTTAGTATTAACCATAAAAATTCAAGTTTATGAAAAAGTTATTAAGTATGACGATGTTACTTACAGTAATGTTTCTAACGTTTTCCGCATGTTCAAATGACGATGATGATGTTGCCACAACTTATACACTCTCTTTTGATGTGCACTCTAACCTTTCTAGTACCGTCCGTTTATTTGAGTATAATGATAATGGGGATAAGATTGGTAATAAATCAATAGAATGCAAAGCAGGAGATATACATACATTTACTGCTGATCCAGAAACATATAAAGTAAAAGTTTATTTATCAATAGGGAATGTCATAGGTAAATGGGTTCAACAAGTATTTATACTAAAAAAAGGAGGGGATACAAAAATATCCATTGATGATAAAACTTTAATAGGGCCAAATGAACCCTAATTATAAGAAAGACCGGAGTTGTTACTCCGGTCATATATTTCAATTTTCTTCAAATCCTATAATCTTGTCTATGCCTTTATCAAAGCTGTCATTTGATTTCGGCTTTATATTTTCTATTAATTTAGGTAGATATGTGAGTGCTTTTTTATCTCTCTTACTAAAATAATCATAAGATACTTTGGGAATCCATTCAGTTTCTACATACTCGATAAAAGCTGGTAAAACAATGTTTTTGTATTGCCTTGCATCGACTGTTTTATTGTAGTTAGGGAATGTGTGCTTATATGTTTTATACTCGTGTTCAAATTGAGGATAATTCTTTTTTAGAAACTCTGGAAATCTTTTCCCAACACTTGTGTCTGGGCGAATTTCTGTTCCGTCAAAAGTCTTATCAGGAATATCATAACCTATTAAATGGAATTTTAAAAATACTCTTGTATATAGTTCTGATATTACAGAAAAATATCCTGGTTCAATTCTTCCAAAATTCAAATCATATCTGAGTATAAAATTTGATGGAGATTTTCTATCTATATTACCATAATATCCTTTCTTCCTTATTGATGGTAAAACTTCTTCGACTATCCAATCCTCGAATTTTTCTGCACTTGGTAGTTGTGATTTTAATATTAGTCTATACAAATCACTTTCAGGAATAAAAGACAAGGTTGTCATCCTTACAATTTCTACATTTTTACCATTCTTATCAGTGTAAGTGCCTGATTTACACGGTACGTCGTGTTTTACGACATGTTTGCAATGCCTAATTATTGCATCTCTTGTATTTGAATATCCAAGCATTCTTGCAACGTCCACACCGCAAAACAAAATTTCTCCATCATCAGTTTTTATTGTTCTCAAATCGTTAAAGGAATTTTCTTCATCCGAGTTATAATGAAAAACTCCGTATTGATAATTAATATCCACCATATACTAATTCTTTATAAGTTAATCTACATTCAACATTCTGCAAAAATAAATCAAATCTTTCTTTATCAGATAAAGAGCGAGTGTTAAAACGATACACGCATTCATCAATATAACGCTGCATGTGTTGTTTAGACCAATGGTAGTATATACCCATAATACTTCTTTTCACTAAAGCCCAAAATCCTTCGATGTGATTTGTTGTCAGATCACCACTACCATAAAATCCTGCTCCATGATTTACATTTCTATGGTTGTAGTAAATATTAGCCCCATCACTATAATTCCATTCGTCTGTATAAAGATTACTACCTTCTTTCACGTAATTATGAATAACAGAGAAAAGGGTATTTGATTTTGTGTCAGAAACAACTTTAGCAATAACCCTACCATTACGTTGAATCATTCCGAATACAGGTATTTTATCTTTGAAACTTCTACCTTGACAAGCCTTTACTTTCTTGTCTGCATGACGATTTTTATTCTTCCCACCAATAAAAGTTTCATCTACCTCAATAGTACCACTCAATTTACCACCATCACTGTCATTATTGTCATCTTCATTTGACTTATCGTTTTCTATACCTAAAGCCTTTCTGATTCTGTGAAGCATAAACCATGCAGTTTTCTGAGTTACCCCAATATCTTTACTTAATTGTATTGAAGATATACCTTTTTTGTGGGATAATACAAGCCATATAGCCATAAACCAATAAATTAAAGGTAGGGAGGTTTTATGAAAAATAAGTTTAGTCTTAACATTAAAGTATTTTCCAGTGTTTTTACAACGATATTTATTATCTTTGCATTTGTAGACTTTGGAAGTAGGATCAAAAGGGGAAACGACCTTTACACCCCACCTTCTTTCTTCCAGATAATCTATACAGCGCTGTTCTGTTGGGAAAGCATCTTGTAAATCTTTTAATGATTTGAATCTACTATTAAACATAAGGCTTAGTTTTTAATTATGCCCCTAATATAGTAACTTTTTACACAAGATGCAAATATAATGCAGTGTTTTTACATAATTGGTGTAAATTAATATATAATTGCCTAATATTTAATATATCCAACTGTTTTACGCAATAAATCATATTTGTTTAACTAAATAAAAATAGATAATTTTTCAGAAAAGGTATTCATTTTTTCTTTTCCCCCTTATTCATTGCTTCCAGAATCTTTATCCATGATTCAGGAACTTCCACATCCATGATGTTCCCATCTCCATCTTTTACGATGTATTTATTCTTCTTTTTCTTTTCGTCCTTTGGCTTTTCTTTCTTATCATCCTGCATATCTGTAATCTCCTATATCTAAGTATTGCAAAAGTAATCTAAATCTGTCAGAATCGCTAAGTTTTCTGGTATTAAATCTAAAGACAAATTCATCTACATAGCGTTGCATATATTTCTTGCTTATATGATAATATGTGGCGTATATCCTCTTGAAAACAGACCAAGCGTTTTCTATCGTATTGGTAGTAATCATCACCGTTTCTTTATTATCATTGTAATAAGTAATACCATAATATTTACGCCCGTGATCTACAGATATTTGGTTGTACATTTCGGATACTTCGCCATAATCCCATCCATCAGTATATATTGTACTTCCTTCTTCAACATACTTTCTTATAATTGGAAGCAGCTTGGATGAACCTGTTCCGCTTACTACTTTGGCAACCAAATCCCCATTTCTGCCTATTAGTCCAAAAACAGGAACTTTGTCTTTAAAACTTCTCCCCTGGCATCTCTCCACTTTTTTATCCTTATGTCGGTTTGCATTTTTTCCACCTGCAAATGATTCATCAATCTCAACTTCTCCTTCAAGATAGTAGTCGTTTTCTCCTGTCATAGCCTTACGTATCTTATGTAACATACGCCATGCGGTCTTTTGAGAAACATCAATATCTCTAGATACCTGATAGGAAGATATGCCTCTTTTCCCTTGAGCAAATAACCACATAACATAGAACCATTTAGTAAAAGGAATCTTACTATTTGCAAAACACGTTCCTGTTTTTACTGTGAAATACCTGTTTGTATTCTTGCATTTATACTTATGGTTCTTACACTTATAAACCTTGGAGGTGGGATCAAATGGAGAAACAACTTTGTCACCCCATTTCCATTGTTCGTACAGATCATAACAAGCATTTTCATCCTTTACAATCTGTATAAACTCTAGAAAATTCATTGACTTTTTCATACAGCCTCCTTTTCTTTGATTCTTTTGCAATATAACGATAAAAAGTTAAATATGCAAATAAATACAAAGAAAAGATAGAATGTAATATTATGTTATATAACTTTATAAATTTGATTTGACACAATCAGAAAATATATAATTATAACATTTTGTTATAACTTATTTATCAAGTGTCCATTTGTTCCTTAATGCCGGGTGTCATTGTATGTTTATATGTAATGTAACAAAAAAGGCAACAGTGAAGATTCACATCTGCCTGCTGCCAAATTAAAAACATCGTAATGGTTTCATTTAGATAGTGCAAAGTAACAGAAAATATGGTATGGTATTAATGTACATTTTCACACACATTTTAGAACGTTAATCCGTTCGGGGCGATACCAACGCCCACTATCGGCTATCATAAATGAATTACCGAATACTTTATAATGGTGTAAATTTGTTCCTTAATTCCCATCTAAATATCAACTAGCTTAATTATTACATTGCAAATATAATACTTTTTTGTATATTTGCAATGTATCAATAAATAAAAAAAATCATGGAACTATTAGTAGAAAGAAAATGGTGTAAGTCTGATTATACTATAGGGCGTTTGTATATTGATGGTGAGTTTTTCAGTAATACGCTTGAAGATCGTGTTGTTGACGTGAATAAGAATGGAGTGTTTGATGGAAACGAGAAGAAGGTTTATGCTGAATCTGCTATTCCTTATGGAAGATACCAGGTTATATACAACTGGTCCCCAAAATTCGGGCGTAATATGCCAAGACTGTTGAATGTTCCTCATTTTGAGGGTATTCTTTTTCACGCTGGGAATACAGCAAAGGATTCTGCCGGATGTATCCTTGTAGGTAACAATACATCAAAAGGCAGACTTACCGAATCACGCTATACTTCTGACAAGTTGAACAAGTTGATTGACGATGCGATAAAGCGTGGCGAACAGGTTTGGGTTACGATAAAGTGATCAATCATATGTTAAAGGAAATATAGGAGCGATATTTTTGTCGCTCCTTGCTTTATAGTAATAACAGATGTATAGTGCTATACTATTCTCGCTAATTTTCCATCAGACGGTTTTCCTCCAAAAAGATGATTGATATATGCAAGACCTTTCTGTGTACATAGAACAACCATCACAACAAAACCTGGGTGATTCTCTCTTGGAATAGGTTTTTCTTTCATCTCGAAATACCCAGCATCAATATATTTCTGTTTTGGCTCATTCCTGTTAGCAAAGAATACTCCTGCTTCACGAAGCTTCTTGAACAAGGTATTTCGTCCGAATGGTAAGCCGAGTATCTTGGCAGCCTGTCCTATATCGCACTTGCCTTCCATTGCAAAGGCTTTGTCGGCGAAGTCCGCTTTGGGCTGAATTTTGGCAATCTTGGCATCTTTTTGTTCGATTTGCTTTTTCTGTTGCTCCGATTCAATGCGCAACCGTTCTTTCTCCTTTTCAGAAGCTACCAAAGCCTCCAAGGCTTCAAGATAGGTTTGCGGAGTTTGGATAGCCTTTTTCTCATTTTCGAGATATTCAAGACGGTCTATGATTTTTTCACGTAGCACTGCATCGTAGCCCGAAGCGAGAATAAGACAACCTTTCGGAGTTAGATTAAATAGAGGTCTTTCTTGACCGTTAGCGTCTGTGTATGAGCCCAATCCAAAATTGGATTCGGCTACACCTTGCGATAATAGATTGCGAATATCACGCATAACATGGGCATGTTGTTTACCCGTGACCTCTGCTATTTCAAGGGAGGTCATACCTTTTTGATTTGGAATTAAACTTTCCATACTTACTATTGTTTGGCATTATAATTATAGACAGAAAAACGGCTGCCATTTCCCGTGTCGCCAAACAATAGTAAGATTTTCTCCGAAGAGGAAATATTACGCAGGAAAGACAGCCGTGTATTTTCATACAAGCGATTGGGCATAAAAAAAAGCCAAGCTAATATAGTGAGCTATAACCGTGCTCTACGGAGAAAGAATACTTTACTATTGTTTGGCATCACAAAGTAAATAATAATTTTTGATATATAAAAACTTTGTGGTGTGATTTTTTTTAAATTAATCCAAGCACCATACCTACTGCTCCCCAGAATACATCTCTCCATTCGGGCACTCCTTGTCTAAGCCACTTATCGTATATTATTTCTTTTCCCACAAGAATAAACAAGGTTAGTGCTATTGCTGTCCATACGGAGAAAAACCATTGCGCCATGCTTACTACAAGTATTCCTGCAATGAGATGTTCCATTCCGTCAACTCTCAAATTGTTAAGGCAAATATAGTCTAATGCCCTTCTTATTTTTCTTAGTAAATTTGTAAATTTTCCCATAGTTTAGCTGTTATCGTTGTTATCGTTGTTTTCATTGTTTTCATTATTTTCTTCTATCGCCACCCTAGCTTCCATATCGTTTAATCTTCTGTCTTGTTCGTCCATTCTATCATCTTCGTTATTTGCAGCGAAATCGCATTCCTCTCTTGCTGTCTGTAATGATATTATTCGGGCGTTTACAAGCTGAACGATTGTGTTGTTCCATTCAGAGAAGTCTATGTATGAGTATGGCTCTATGGTAGCGTTTATTCTTAGAGCGTTATAACCTGTTGCGTCACCTTCCATTACTCCTACATAGTATTTGAATATATTGGCCATGTCATTTATGGCTGTATTCATCATTTGTGCATCACTTCTCGCCCATTCCATTTCAGGCTCGTAATACATTGCTGTTGTTCCAGTAGGTCTGTCACCTGACGATGATTGCATTGGCGGAACGACACCGCTTCCGTCAAGTATCCCGTTGTATATGTTATCTATTTCGGTGAACAGTGAGTTTGAAGCATCCATTTTACCCATGAACTGTGCATCATCTTCTGCTCCTACACGTAAAATAGAAGTTCCTCCCAATCCGTTTCTTTGAATGTTTATTCTTCCGTTTGTCTTGATAAGTAGCATTTGGAACGCCTGTCGTGTGTTGTATTCTCCTATCATGGACATTAAGAACTCGAAATCGTCTATCAAGTCCTGTACTGCCCCCCAAAATGGAAGTTCAAGCCGTAAATATACCACAGGTATAAATCCCAGGTTATGGAATTGATGCAGTTGTATGATATTTCCGTTTTCGTCAATATCCGTTGCTATATCTCCGTTGGAATCAAGGGTGTAAAACTCATCTTTAGTCCATACATCGACAAGTGTGTCTGTATGTTCTTCTCCGTCAGCCGATATGTATGTGGTTGTATATTCTCTTGCGAAAGCTATTCTTTCACCTCTCCTGTTTTTATGCTCATACAGTGTATCTCCTTTTGAATAGCTGAAAGACCTGTATTTTATCTCGTCCTTGTCCTTATATATATATATGGCAGCATCTCCTACTTTCCCAGCTTCGCTTATAAGTTCAAACTTGGCTGTTTCCATGAGAGAATCAGTCCAGTATTCCTTGTATGTTGTCAGCTTATCCCTGTTCTGCTGGTTTGACGCGCTTTTCTTTATCTGAAATTTAAGAGGATTGGTACATAGGTGTGACACCCTTTTCTTGTGTATCATCCTTTGAAGAGGAAATGCTCGTCTTTGCAGTACATAGGGAGTTGATGCCAATTTCTTTTTTCTTTTCTGAGCACCTACATTCGCGCTTTCATCATCCGATGATGTGGCATCCTCGTCTGACGGGATGCTGTCTTTCCAGTCGGGTCTGTTGTGTATATAATGTCCTGATGTATCCCATTGCGCTAGAAAATCATCTTGTGACATATATTTGTATATCAAAGTGGAGCGTCTTGGCTTTTTCTTTGTTCCTCCACCTCTTCCATCGTCACATCTTGACGGAAGTGCCACTTTGAACGGTTCTTTTCGTAATAAAACGTCTAATTTTAAAATTTCCATAGGTAATTATAAATATTTTAATTCATCCATTATATCGTTAGGTATGTCAATCATTACATCGCATATATCAAAATATGTCCTGTATAAAAATGTTCCTTCTATCAAGTCGGGCGAGCATCCTACAATCTTTTTTGCCTCCTGTTTTTTCAGCAGTCTTAGTTTCCCGTTTTCCCTTTCCACGTCACGTCTTATTGCTCTTCTCTGGTCCATCAGTGCTTCCCGTATTGTTTTGTTTACATACGGTTTGTCAAGAAGTTCCTGGTTTATACTGAATCCGCAATATCCTAGGTTTGTTCCTTTTATACGTGTTACCATCTCATCAGCAAGCTGTGCCCTTAGATCGAAATAGAATCTTACAGGTTGATCATCTTTGCTTTTGTCAAGTCTTTTCGGGACACCTCTAAGTATTGCCAGGCTTTCGGGAAATGCGTCACGGAATGTAGGTGCTCCAAGACCGTCAAATGCCAGTCTGTTTTCACCGATTCCCCATTTCCGTAGATTGTTTCTTACCCATAGGTTCAAATCCCTAGGCTTTAATGTGTTTGACCATTCTAGGTCTTGTAAGTGGTGTCCTATGAAGTGCCCCATTACACAAACGTCACCAAGACCGTATGCTATATCCAGTGTAGCACATTCAAAATAATCGTCAAACACAGGCTGAGATGAGAACATTTCCTCCATTTCGTCACGGGTTATCCACTCGTTGCCACCCCTTATCAGCTTCCATGAACCTAATGCGTTTATGGATACTTCCTGTGCTGTTCCTCCAAGGTTTTTCTGATAGTCGGGATTAGAAGCCATAAGTATCTTGTTATCTTCCAGCCCGGAAGCTATAAAGGTTATGCTCTTGATGTATCTTTTACAGTTTGTTTCGTCGATTTTGGTATTTTTACCGAATCTTGCGATGATATAATCTTTTGCCTGAGCAAATACTTCTTGTGGACTGTCACCCCATGCTGTTTCATGTATAGTATCTCCATATTGAAAGAAATATCTTACTTTCCCCGATCTTTCTGGAATTGCTATTCCATCATCGTCTACCCACCATGATACCATTGCTCTCCAGAAATCGCTGTACGGATTTGGGTTGCACGCGCCTATAAGACTTGTTCTTAGTCCTGATGATGAACGCAATACCGTTTGAAGGTAGTTTATGATAGGTTCTGTTGCCTGTGAGCACTCGTCTATCGCTACCTTGACAACGTTACCACCTTGTTGTCTGTCCTTAAATTCGTTTACGCCTTTTTCTCCCGACAGGCAGGCATCACCGAAATAATCGTACCGTATTTCACCTCCTGCGTCAAGTCTTGAAAGGCGTTTTGAATCAATATACTCACCATAAGGTTCAACCATCTTTGAAACCACTTTAAGAATACCGTCCGCTTTTTCTGCGGATGTCTTGTCCTTACGGAAAACAAGTGCGGAAAATGACGGATGGTTGCATGAACTCAGTATATCAATTCCAAGGCATACGGATTTTCCTCCCCCACGATTTCCGTGAAGTATCTTTATCCCTGCCCTGTTCCTTAGAAATGCCTCCTGTGAACCTTTCTGTGGGGCAAGCATATTTACCTTGTACCCCTTGCTTCTTCTGTCCTCTATATATCTTTGGACGAAATCAAGGCTTTTATATGGTATGATTCCCCTTTTGCCATATCGTTTCAGCGATTTGACAACATCCTTAGTCTTTAATCCTCTGTATTTTAAATCAATTTCTTCCATTGCAGTATAATGATTCGCAAATATAATATTTTTTTAAATATTTTTTTGCTTATACACATTTTTTAACTACATTTGCATCGGTAAGAGGTACTTACTATGCACAAAGGTCTTGTGTATAATCAAATAACCAAACAAATAGTATATGGATGAAAATGTAAAAGTCATTTTTGAAGGTATCAAGAATGCATTGGGAGAAAGTAGCTCCGTTATTACAGATCGTACAATCGAACAGACAATTAATGAGTTCTCAGCGTTCGCACCGCAGGAAAATGCGGAAAAGTTCTGGAATGAAAGTGTTGTGAATCATTTAAAGAACACAGTGGCAGGTCAGGTAAGAGCGTTTGCGTCTGATAAGCGCAAAGAGTGGGATACAATCAAGGAACAGGAGATATCCAACTTGAAAAAGGAATGGGAAAAATCACATTCGTCGCAACAACAACCGCCACAACAACAACAATCATCATCAGAACAGAAACAGTTTGAGTTGCCCGATGATGTCAAGGCTAAACTTGAAGAGTTTGAAAAGTTCAAGAAAGAGTTTGAAGCTAAAGAGCAGGAGGAAAAGCAGAAGCAGATTGTAACTGAAAAGCGCAAGAAGCTGTCTGATTTGATTAAACGCCCGGAAGCAGGTATGCCTAACGAGTTGTTGCGCAACATCATTTTTGAGAACATTCAGATTTCGCCCGAAGAGGAAGATACAAGCATTCTTCTGAAAATACAGGGAAAGTACAATGAAACGTGTACTAAATACACAAAGGATGGCATTAATCCTTTCATCTCTGACAAGGGTGGTTCTAGCGATGTAAAGTCATTCATAGATAGAAAGAGAGAAGAAGATAAGGCTAACAAGGAAAACAACATTGTCAGCCGATATTACAGTAAAATTAACAAATAGTTTTTTTAATTATGAAAGCAGGAGTTCTTGCAACAAGTTATAGTAAGATTGGTGGCGCAAGACATATCTTTTCTAATGATACGTCTTTGCACGTACTGTTGGTAGGATGTAACGTTCCAGTAGAACGTATGCCTACAGTTGGGAACAAACTTCCGGCTGGTACCATGATTAAATGTGATTCCTCAAAACAGAATGGCGGTGACATTCACTATTCATTCAGAATGTACGAGAAATCGGATTCTAGTACTACGGTAAAAGTTGAAAAAATCATGGGTAATACAGTTGCCAAGGTTGGCATGGTTGTCGGTAAAGCACCTACTACTGCCGCAGGTACTACAACTGGCTTTACCATTAACGCTATTGATTCGTCTCATGACGAATATGACATCCTTACATTGTCCGGGGATGCAGGTAAATTGGAATTGACCGATATTTTGGTTGAAGTTACACAGGTTGGTGCTAGCGCAAAATTCAAGGTTATTCCTAATGCTATCCTGCCTTATGATGTTGACACCATTCCCGGTGCCACTCTCTATCCTTTCAACGGTGCATGGATGGTGACAAGTGAGATTTTGGAAAAACGCATTCCGCCCGTAGCTTCGGCAATCAAAAAGGCGATGAAGGATGATGAATCATATCCTTGCGTTTTCCGTTACACATTGTATAACTAATTAAATTTTTTCGTTTTATGCAAAGATCGACATTTAGTTTCTATGATTGGCATTTCTCTGGGGAGATGCAGGAACTTATGGATTATGCCAATCAGAAATTTGATAACGAAAACTGGAGAAGCTACGGAGATTGGGATGTTCCTCAGATGAGCAAATCATGGAACGTGATGGTTGACGAATACACACAGGCTACCCGTCCTGTGATGCTGGCTCCTTTGGCTGAAAAGCCTATTATGGACACTACTGGATTTGAATGGTATTCTGGCCGTATTCCGAAGATGGGTCACGCCATTCAGTTTATGGAAACCGATATTCAGGAGTTCTATGAACTTGACATTCCGCAAGGCGCATTGCTTGACAAGATCCGTGAGAAATGGTACACAAAGATGGAAGCGTGTATCCAAGGTTTCCATACCGAGTTGAACTGCATGACTTATCAGGCTCTTTCTACAGGTATGCTTAACTATACAGCTAGTGGTACCAACTCAATTCCTGTTCAGATCGACTATCGTGTTCCTGCAAAACATAAGTTGAAAGCGTTAAAACAGAAATGGTTTAACGATACAGACTGGACACCGAACGAAAATGCAGATCCTATTAAAGACCTTCAAAGAATGTGCAAGATTGCCGACAATGACAGTATGCCATACGATCATTTTGAAATGTCAAAGGATTTGTATGATAATTTCTTGATGCACCCGAAAGTGACAGCAGCAGTACAGGCACGTCTTGTTCCTGCCGCAGCATCTACTACAATCTATCCTATGAACAATCAGGAAATTGTTGATGTGCTGATGAAGGTATTCTCTATTCCTGTAATTATTCCTGTTGATGAAAAATCAAAATGGAACAAACTCGGTGTGATTGAGGAAGCAAAACCGTCTTTTGAAAAGAACACCGTTGTTCTTGTTCAGAGCGGTCAGTTCTTCCGTATCAAGAACTCACCGTCAATGTATTTGCAGGATACCAACCCGGCTGTACGTATTTCTTCTTTGGAAGGAGGACGTATCGCGTTCTTGCATCAGTATTCTTCCGAACCGTATGCTGAGAAGAGTTCAGGTGAATTGTGGGCGTGTCCTGTGATGAAGAATCCGAACAACCTTATCATCATGAAGGTTGACGAACAGTCAAATACGGGATTGTAAAAGGTTGAACCATGAAGGTCATTATTGATATAAATGGCGAAGGCACAGCAAAGGGCGCAGGGGAGTATTTCATTGGAGATACTCTCACGCTCCAAGCTATTCCCGAAGAAAGTGTAGAGTTCGGATACTGGCTTATTGCCGACAATGAAACATTGAAGCCGGAGGATAGACTGAAAGTTTCGGATAATCCGTTCACTATTCAAGTTACCCCTCAGATAACAGCAAAGGGTAACATGAAGGTAGAAGCATATTTCTATATGTCTATGCGTGAATATCTGAAAGCACAGATTGACTATGAGTTGAAAAACACATCGTATATCAGTGTTGCCCAGAAATGGGGATTCCGTTTGTCTGATGATAGCCGTGAAACGTCTGAGATGAAGAAGGATCTGGCTTATGCTGATTTGTTGCTCATTGTTTGTACTGCCCCTTCAACGATACAGGGAAAGACAAAGAAAGCCGGAAACTGGTCAATTACCGACACAAGCAAGACTATTTCTATCAATGACAAGAAAAGATTGGAGCAACGCGCAAAGGATTTATACGCCAAATGGGGGTTGAATTTGGATGTTGGAACTGATGTTGAAATAACTAGATTAAGATGGTAGTATGGGAAAGAGTATTTTAGGTGAGGATATGTTTCCTGATATGGTGAGAATTTATCAGAACAAGAACAGTTCGGATAAATATCAGACCACCCCGTATTGGGAGATGATATACGAAGGAAGGGCAAACATACAGGAAAAGGATACAGGTTCGGAAACGAATGATGTTGACAAATCCGAATATGCCGCCTACCTAGAAGATAACGATGTAACCATACCTTCCGGGTGTCTGTTGGATTGGCAGAATTTCAACCATCCGTTTTCGGACAACAGCAATAGTTGGCGTGAGATAAAGAAACCTCCATTTAACAATATGGAATTTGGTACGGTGATATACTTTAACCAAATAGAAAACTAGAATACTATGACAATCAATTGGACGGAAATAATACTTGCTTTGTTGGGTACAAATGGCATAACCCTTCTAACTTCAATGTTAATGTTTAAGCAGAAGAAGGAAAAGATGGAAACTGAAATTGATTCTTCTACCTTGGACAATCTTGAAAAGGGGTTTGCTATTCAGGGTGCTCAGTTGAAGAAGGCGCAAGAGGAAATTTTGAGTTATCAGCAATCTCTCCACGATGCTTATCAGAAGATACAGGAGCTTTACAATGAACTGAATGATATTAAAACAGAACTGAAATGCGCTAAAGATGATCGAGATTTGCTAAAAAAGCAGATTGAGAAACTGAGTAAACCAGTAACAAGAAAGACAAGTACAAAAAATGCAGGCAAATAACAACGATAAAGTATTGAAAGAGTTTGGTAGTAATGTCCAGCTTGCCTTGGATGCTTCTATCATGCAGTTCATGGAGGATATTGCTACGAATATCATGGATGATATAAAAGACATGGAGGGCTTTACCAACCAAACTTTCAATCTTGAAGATAGTTATGGATGTGGCATTTACAAAGATGGGGTCCTAAAGAAGATTGTGTGGGCAAATGCAACGAAAGTTGCAAATGAGCCTAGGAAACGTAACAATGTAGAATATTGGGGGCGTGAACTTGCCGAAGATTTCTTCAACAGTTATAAATCCGATGGTTCTGAAAAATATGAACTGGTTGTCGCTGCTGTCATGTATTATGCCAAGTATGTTGAGAACTATCACCTGTTGAACGTTCTTTCAGATTCTTGGATTAAGACAAAGACAGATTTAAAAGGGGGTAAATATACTGTGGTTTTTAAGAAAATTGCAGCTAATATGTTAAACAAATATTTTAAGTGAAGTTATGGGCTACTTTAATCCTTCAACAATAAATACCACCTTGTACAATATTGTATTGGACAAGAAGATTGCTGACGATGTATATAAGGTGCAGCGTCCTGCAAGTGTTGATGATAAGGTAACTAGTTTTATTGTCGTAAACAACAATACAAGAATTGTCAGCAATACCGAGAGCGGCCCTTACGGTCACTTCGGGAAAGGCGAAACGATGGCTACGGTTACTCTGTTTGTAAGGGCATTGCCAGGGAACGTATATCCGTCTGTCATGGATGCGTTGAGTGAGAAAATGGTAGAACTGTTCCCGCAAAAGACTGTGCAGCTTCATTTCGAGATATTTAATGTTTTACCACCAATGTTTGACGGGGTTGGGTTCTATTATATGTCCGTCCTGTTGAATGTTGATATTTCAAAGGATTAGCTGCATGAGAAACGTGAGAAAAAACAGTGGAGGCGCATCGGTAGATACGTTTTCAACAATTAACAATAACTTTTTAAATACAGAAAATAGAATGGCACGAGTAAATTTAGACACTAGCCCTGCTTACTTGAACGGGCAGTCGGCTGCTTTGACATTTGATGCGATTGAAATCACCGATAGTACTCAATATTCAAGTTTTAGGAATCCGAAGATTCTTCCAAATATTGAGTCTGGTACTACGGAATCTTCTGGTACTGACGCTGATACTTCTGAAACAAAGAACGAACAGGGTGCTATCGTATTCCAAAATATCACACCGGGAACTATGGCATTTACCTTTACAGGTATGTCTACATCAAAAGCTGCTTTCGCTTTCTTTACGCAAGGAAATGAAGCAAAGGCTGAGTTGGAATTGGATAGTTTGACTGACACTGCGGATGTTTTCGGCAAGGGAGCTTCTCAGAAACTGAAAGCGTTTGGTGCAAGCTCATTCAAGCAGTTTGTACGTCCTATCGGTATTATCAACGGTGCTGGTGACCGTATGATCTTCTTCCCGAAGGCATCATGGGCTGTCAGCTTCACAGGTGCTCCAAGTAACGCTGGATACCTTGGATTCTCCGTTACTGTGACAGCATTGGAAGTTAACACTCAGTATTTGAAAACCATGATGGTTCTCGAACTTGACAATTCGGGAGTGGGTGCTTGATGTAGACGGGTGATGAATTATTAGCCGGGCGTTTTCGTCCGGCTTTTATTGTTTTTTAACTGATTGTGTTTGATTTTTGTTAACCTTTGTTGTATTTTTGCTGTAAAAAATAACACCATGACAGATAAAGAATTGTCTGATAAATTAAAGCTAAAAGCTATAAGCCTTGGACTGTGTGAGGAATGGACAAATGGATGGGGAAACCCGGACAAATATGAATTATGCGAGAAATATATCAGAGGCATTGACTTCTGCCTGTTAAACAGGTTCCCGTCAAATGAAATAATCAAGAAGGAGTTTGCTGGTGTTAGGGAGAAGTTTAATATCTTTGTTGATGATACCAATCTTTTCATAAGCAATCCTAAATGGTCTATTTTTAATGGTTCGTGTGATTGTGTTGTCACATTCAACGATTTCGGTATAGGAGAAATGTATGTCAAGGATAATAGCCATGTTAGCCTTGTTGCGCTTGACAACAGCATAGTACACGTTTCTTTGATTGACGATGCCAAACTTGATATTGTATCGTCTAAATATACCAAGGTGTTCGTTTATACAAATACGCCAAAGAACATATCGAAGGTAGATGTGAAAGGAAAATTAATGATTAAACCGTTCAAGTTAGTTTAAAAATGGGAATATTCAACTGGAAACAACCTGACTTAGATGATCAGATAAAGATGCAGAAGTTTGCCACTCATAAATACAAAGAGGTTATGGTTGGCAATAAGAAATTCAAGGTGCGTGGTCTTAGACTGGGTGCATATGACTATATTGTGGATAAGCTGCTGATACGTGATATTATCAATCCAGATACAGCAAAAAAGGAAATGATTGCAATTATGAAAAATGACGCATCTATTCCGTACAAAGTTGCAGCGGCAGGAGTATTGAACAACTATTGGTTTTTTGAGATAATTCCTTTTGCAAGACGTATATACGCTTGGTGGTTAAGCAGGCACTATGACCATAAGGAACTTACTCCGTTGATAGAAGCCATCGTGGAGGGGGCTAATGTAAGTGATTTTTTTACAAATACAATCCGTTTAGCGTTCTTGATAGATACGACAGCGACATTAAGCAAGAAGGATGCCATGAAATTATCTCTCGATGCAAAATCGGCTCACGAGGATCTATCCAAAAAGATTTCCCCCAATTCAGAGGGGATTTAAGACTATTCGGAGGATTGATGATAATCAAGGACTGGGCTTTGCTATGGAAATATTCATGGAGTTATATACAGGCAGTAATAATGGACCAACCTAAACTTGATTATCATTTTGAAGAGAAAATGAAGTTATATAAGGCTTCTCTTACAGATGATTTATACGAGAAAGCTAACATGAATGCAAGTGGTTTTATAGGTAGATTCAAAGAGTATAAGCCTAAAGAAGAACATCCTGATATATTATTAAAAGACGTTTTGCGATGATTAATTGTTATAATCCTCAAATATATCCCCTCAAATTATATGTTGCTGTAGGGGATGATCAATGGAAAAATATTAATAGAAAATTTTCCAATTTCAATCATAGTCCGATAGATGTATCTCAAGAAATTGAGGGTTGTGACGCAATGACTATTCCTGTAAGAGAGAAAAGTACAAATAATTTAGGTGTACTTATTTGGCTATCAAATGATGGCATAAGGATAAAGACTGTAGCTCACGAATCAACTCATTATGTTTGTGATGTGTTTGACTATTGTGATATTTCTATGGGTTATAAAAATGGACAAGACGAGCATTTTGCATATCTTTTAGGATGGTGTGTAGAATGCGTAATGAATAGTGTTACAAAATATTTAAAAAATAATAATTATGAAGATTAGTTTGTTTATTACTGGTAATTTGGTGTGCGACCGAAGCGAAGCGAGGGAGCACAGGGGGGCTTTAGCCCGACAGGGGGGCTTTAGCCCGACAGGGGGGCTTTATGAGATAATAGCCTTAGATGGTAGCGATATACCAGATGAGTTTGATTTGTCACAAGCTGTCATTATTGATGGTGATGTACGTGTGACGGGTAGTTTGACAATGGGCGGCAATGTCGTCTGCAATAAATTTGTGGAGGTGTAGCCTATGGGTCATTCTAACGGTAAAATTACTGCACCTGTTAATTTGGGTGGTGATGTATATCCTACTCTAGGTATCGGTCCTACTAGCAATGGCTATGATTTGGGGTATGCGTGCGCAAATACGCATGGGAAAATAAATAAATGGAGTAAGAAAAAGCCTGTAAGATATGCTGATGTGGCTATAAACTTAAAATTAGATACTTGGTGGAAAGGTGATAATAATGCTAATTGCGGGTTGAACGTAAATGTCAATGGGGATGTATTGTCTAGTTACAAAAATAATACATCTTATGAATATGAGCCTCCAAGAGGTGGAAATAGCGAACCATTTAGGCTATTGGATTTTGATGGGTATTATCATAATGCGGAAACGTTTTTAAGGACGCGCGTAATTAAAGATGATGTTGTTACAGTAAATTATCAAGCTCAGACGGTATATTTATATCAAGTACGTTATACGAAAGTTTCAGAAAATAGTATAGTCCTTAGTGATTTGGATTATGCGTTAAGCCATACGGTTTCTAAACTTAAATTAGCTGTTGATTTGTATTATCAAAATCCGCTTACTACTATGCCTGTTCCTGCTGTTATAAGAACTATTTTGGCTAGTACGCCTATTGAAAACGGAGGAATGGGTACTCAAATAGAATTTAGATTTTCTGAATCTGATATTGGGAGAAATATTTATGCACTTTTTTACCTACGAGATGAATCATATCCTATGAGTGTTCCTATTCCTTGGGATAATGACAATTATCCTGTTATGATATTTAGAATAGTAAATGAACCTTTAATATCTGCTCTTCTTAACGGTATTGCATATTATGGTCAAATGAATTGGCATGATCTTACTGCTGGCATAAATCCTAGTAACCCGTTTGATATCTATACTAAATATTCAAATATTTTATTTAAGTTTACGGTTACTAATAAAAGAGAGGGGAATACTAACATAACCAAACAATATAGATTTCGTATAGAAGTTAACGGTACTCTTAATTCAAGTGGAAGCGATTCTGTATCTAGATATTATAATGCTGAGTTTGTTACAGGAATAGACATGAATCCTATGACATCAGACATAATACTTTCTGGTAAAGAAACTAAGACTGTTTATGTAACCGTTGGATCTGCCTTTGAAGATTTTGTTACAGGTACATCTAAAATGGTTCGTGTTAATTTACAAGCACAACAATCTGGGCAAAATCAATGGACAAATTTAAGCATGAGAGCTATATTCATAAAGTCTAGTAGTATGATGTCATAGGTTATGTATTAAACACCGGATAGCATTAATATACGATCTTACGCTCCATAAATTTTATCAATCCCCAATAAAATAAGCCCGAAAGTTACACGAACTTTCGGGCTATTTTGTAACCTGAAAACAATATGAAACCGATACCTATGTATCCAAGATTGATTAGTATTTTTTGCCATTTAGACAATTCCTTTTCTACCTTTACTTCTACAATTTTCTCCACGGTTATTATCGAATCTTTCGTCACTACCGTTTCTTTCTCCAAAGATGGAATACTGTCTTGTAGAAAGTCTTTCTTGTTTTTCAAACTATGAAAAAGCCTGCCATCCGACATTATTTTAGCGTCTGATACGGCTAATGATGTTTCCAAGTGTGAACTATCTTCAAATGTTGTATGTTGTATGTGTTCTGTTGGAAGAGTTATTATTTTTGATTGCCATACTACTCTTTCCGTTACTGTCGTGTTGTGGTCTACTATAGTTGTATTTGTCGAAGATGGAAGTAGCTTGCGTGAACAAGAACACGACAGTAACAAAAAAAATAGCAATATAGAAAACGGCTTATTCATCGACAAGATTTGTTGCGATAAGCGAGATAAATTCCTCCTTCGGTATTTCCAATGCTTCGGGAGAGTTCCATTTCACTTTAATTGCACCGTCAGTACCAATAAGTTCAATGATTTTAGCGAATCCTTCAAAGGCGAAGTATCTAGGCTTCATATCACATTCCTCTTTCATTTTCTCTTGGTATGCTTCGGAGTATGCCTTATTCAACTCTTCTGTTTCCTTATTGAAATCTTCTTCTGTCTTTCTGATTTCATCCGCTTCTTTCTTTTCCTCTTTTGTCGCATCTTCCTTACCGTCAATCTCTTTCATGCGATTGATTTTCTGTGCGCGCTCGTCATATCCTTCCTTCTTTATTTCTTTAAGAACCTGTTGCATATCATCATCGAATGCTTTTGCAGCTTTGTCGTAAGCGACACGCATAAGCATGATTTTTGCTTTCAGTTCTGATGGAAGTTCCTTCCCTTCTAGTGATAAGGGGATATTCAAGAGAGTTAATCTCTTTAAAAACATTTCTTGGTTCGTCATATCTTATTGCTGTTTTAAATTGAAACTGATGAGATTCCTTTCGTATTGATATATTTTGTCACATCGGTTACGAAAGAGTTGATGATAGTAATGATAGCTATTTGTGCTTCCAAGTCGGGATGGTCGTTGTAGTTGATTGCGATACCACCGTTTTGGTTAAAATAGAATGTGGCGAGTTGGTTTTCTGAATCCAATGATTTCACCTCTCCACCATCAAATGAATCAATTGTTTTGCCGTTTGATACGTTTACATTCGCATTTACCTTGTATTGTTTTTCCACATTAGCTTCATTGCTGAATGTTACGCTGGCTGAATTTACGCCAACGAGTGTTACTTTGTTTTCTTCTATAGCCATAGTTAAAAAATTATTTTATTGCAAAGATAACATAATCGTTTTTATCCACAATTTTTAATATGTTAAAAAATACTAATGGGTTTTTGTTTGTTGTAAATCATGCTATTGTGTTTATTTTTGCTATTTTTGCAATAATTAAAAAAACAATAACTATGGCTGATGTTGATTTAGGAGCATTAAAGTTTAAGATTGGGCTAGATGATTCCGGTCTTGACAAACAGATAAAGGATATACAGAAGAAGTTGCAGGACACCTTTAACCAGGAGATGTCCTTCAAGCCTATGTTGACCGATATAGGCAAAATGAATGCAGAACTTAGCGAGGTTGTAGATAAGATAAATAAAGCGAATGAAAACGCGTCCAAGGTAGGGAAAGGAAAGTCGAACAAGAAAATGGATATACTTGTTCAGATGGAAGGGTTGTCAAACAAGATTGTCGAAGCGACAAGAGAGTATGACAAGCTGGAAAAGACTTACCGTAACCTAGGCAATGCAGGCGGAGATAAGGGGATGGCTACAAGAAAAGCCAATCTTGAAAGTCAGAAGAAAGTGATAGATGATCTTGTGACTGAATTGAACAGATTGAAAACCGCATATTCCCTTACTGCTAACAGTGCGCCTAAATTGTCCATTTCCGATGAAAGAGAACTTAACCTTCTACGCCAGCAATACGAGATGGAGATTGCACGGACAAAGGAGATGGATAGACAAGCATCAAAGCAGGAACAGGCGAGTAAGAAGATGCAGCAGACCAATCAGAAGTATCTACAATACCTTTCTGGTCAGTCTGGACTTGCCCTTGGTATGCCAGAGGGAAGTGCTGAGGACTTGAACAAGAAGATTGCCGCTATACAGAAACGCCTTGAGCTATTGAATAAGTTTAAGGTTGAAGTTCCTTTAAACAGCAATCAGATAACAAAGGCTGACGCTCTTATTCAGAAATTGCAAGGCAGATTGGAGAAGTTGCAATCATCTTTAAGAAAAACATCAACGAATGAATTGTTGAGTATCAATCCTACGTCTATCAATCAGGCTAACAATCTTATTTCTGAATTGACAAACAGGCGTAATGCACTTAATACGACTGATGCAAACTATAACCGTACCCTTACTCTTCTAAACAGGAAGATACAGGAACATAATAAGTTTGTAAACGAAGCTACATCCTATGGAACAAAGATGCAGCAGACCAATCAGAAAAATGCCACAAGTTCAAAGGAATTTACCGAGGAACTGACAAAGCAGAGCAGAATGATGCGTGAGTTTGTCAATACGATAAAGACTTATGCAGGATTCTACTTTTTCAGAGATATGTTTCAGGAACTTGTTGCCATTCGTGGAGAGTTCGAGTTACAACAGGTGTCATTGCGTGCCATCATACAGGATGCAAGACGGGCAGACCAGATATTCAGTCAGATTAAGGGTCTTGCTGTAATATCTCCTTTCCAGTTCAGCGATTTGGTTGGATATACCAAACAGCTTGCAGCATTCCAGATACCTGTCAATGAATTGTACGGTACAATGAAAAGCCTTGCGGACGTTTCCGCAGGTCTTGGTGTTGATATGGGGCGTATTATTCTAGCTTATGGACAGATAAGAAGCGCAGGTGTGTTAAGGGGACAGGAATTACGTCAGTTGACAGAAGCTGGTATTCCTGCATTGGACGCATTAAGAAAAAAACTGGAAGAAGTAAGAGGCGTGGCTCAAACTACTGATGATGTGTTCAACGCCATATCAACACGTCAGATTCCTTTTGAGTATATTCGGGAGATGTTTACCACAATGACGGAAGATGGTGGTATGTTCTACAAAATGCAGGAAATACAAGCTGCATCTTTGAAAGGTATGGTAAGTAACCTTGCCGATTCATACAAGATTATGATGAATGACATAGGCGAGGCGAATGATTCCGTTCTGAAAGGAATTGTTGGAAGCATAACCGATGCGATGAACAACTGGAGATATTTCTCCAAAGCAATAGAGGGTGTTGCTGTAGGATATGCCGCATTGAAAGGATTGCAGTTGGCTAGAACAGCCATGCTAGGAAAAGAAGTTGTCGCAACAACTAATGCTATTAAGGCTGAGAAATTACGGGAAGCCCAGTTGCTTAAACAGGCTGCAATGTACAGAACGCTCACTACTGCCGAGAGGTGGAAGATAGCGACAGCGTCAAAACTGTCTGCCGTAGAGATAGTTGCTGCCGTTAATTCGGGAAAGATGTCAGCAGAGATGGCAAAACGTATTCTTGCCACGAATATGCTGACACAGGCTGAACGGCATCTTCTTGTCACCGAACTTAAACTGACAGGTGCGGAAGCTGCAAGAATGTTGTCTATGACAAAAACGACAATGTTGATGAACAGATTCAAACTGGCAACATTCGGTTTGACAAATTCATTGAAAACATTGTGGCTTACGATAAAGGCTAATCCGCTCATGACGATACTTACTGTTGCAGGACTTGTAGCGGAAGCGTTTCATATTATGTCTGCACGTTCGGAAGAGTTCAATCAGAAGATAAAGGATAGTGCAAAGTCTTTCCGTGAATCATACAGTGATTTGCAAAAAGACCTTGACAAGATAAACTTCGATAAACTCACCCCGGAAAACCTTGAACAGCTTGACACGAAACAGTTGCAGACGTATGAAGAAACACTGACTGGAATATTGTCTAAATATGGCAATATGGGGCAATATATAGTACAAAACAGTAAGAAAATAGATGATCAGAGATCTCGTGTGGAATATCTGCAAAAGTCAGCATCGGAACTAGAGCAGGTTTATAAACGTGCTGCTGAAAATGCGGATATAATGTTCAAGGCGGACAAGGCAACATCTACGGGCGTATTTGGTGATTCATTCTCTGATATGCTTAAAGATTATGAGAAATCGTCTGTAAAACTCACTTCGGCAAGTAAGGATATAGAAGAGTTTCGTGGCCAGATAGTACAGGCATCCAAGGAAATTATAAACATGGGTAAGGGTACTAAGGAATGGAGAAACGAACTTACCGAACTGATAAACAAAGGGGCTTCGGCAGCTACTATTGTAGAGAAGATACGTTCTTTGGCTGAAACGTCAGGAGATGCACGGACATTTGAAATATTCAAGAACAAAGCCCATTTTGACAGTGAGGAATTGTTGAAGGAATATGAGAAGTTAAGGATGGGCATCACAGATGAAGTAAAAAAACTTGAATCATCCTTTAATTCATTTGCAAAATATACTGAGAAAAAACTTAAAGATGTATTTGGCAATATAGATGTAAAAAACCTTACTGATGAGCAACAGAAACAATTAAAGATACATCTCGATGAGTTTGCAGTAGCTAATGAATTAGGGGAAAATGCCAGAAAGAAATTGAACGAACTAGCAAAAGAAAGATGGCATATTCAATTTGAACTTGATGATAGGGAAGCGCAAGCAGGTTTGACAGGATGGAAAAAATCACTTGACGAGATTACAGGGAAAGCGTGGACCATAACAATCAAAACGTCAGATGTAAAGACTGTAGAGGATTTTTTCAATGCCGTAAAAAAGGAATATAAAGATTCAAAGAGTACAATAGAAAACTATCAGAAAACTATTGACAAATTTTCCAAAGAAGGTAAACTGAAAAAAGTAGGTGATAAATACGAACTGACAGGATTGGTAGATCCCGAAGAACTTGAAACATTAAGGCAAATAATAAGCGAGTTTAACGCTGCCAACGAAGCGATGTCAAAGGCTACGGGAACGGCAAAACAATTCAACCTTGAACTGGAAAAGCAGAAGAAGGAAGCAAAAAAAAGAGACCCTCTTGCTGACCTTTGGAAAAACAGGTTGTCATTGCTTGAATCCGCCTATTCCAAGTTCAAGGATTTGAGCATTAACATAGGCAAGGAAGAAGCCAAAAAGCAGATTGAAGCCATCTACGGTTCACAGGCGTTAAAACTTGGCGTGGATATTGTATATGACAAACAGGCTATTGTTGACAATTACAACAAGGCTGCAAAGGAATTGGAAACACGTGTTCCACAGGATGCTGTTAAAAATGCAAGGAAAGCAGCCGAATTGTCCTCTGAAATTTATGTTGATGCAGCCAAGAAGGTGATGAAGAGGATTACGGATGAGTTTGACAGATACAAGAACAAGTATGACTTTTACAGTGACATACTTGGGATAACGGGTGATTCAGACCTTGCCTTAGACCTTGCCGTTCAATTCAGCGGTGACACATCTACCATGGCTGAAAGTTTTGCAGCAGGTATATATAACAATTTGCAATCCGCATTGGCAGGAATGAATCTTGACCTTGGCGTTTCTGTCGTGCCCGACACATCTTCATTCACCTCAATGAACCAGTATATCAATCAGGTACAGGAGGCTATTAAGGGGAATAAGAATATAGGTGATGAACAGAAACAAGTTATCCAAGGTATGATTGACGCATGGAAAGGCTATTTCGGTGAGATGGCTAGACAATATGCTAATGATTTGGCTGAATATGGAGATTATTATACCCAGGTGGATATTATCAGAGAAAAGTACCGTAAAAAGATCGCAACCGCAGAAGGAATGGGTAATACATCCTTGACTTCCGCATTGCAGAAAAGCGAAGAGATGGATTTGTTTAAGTTGACTACCGACTATCAAAACTTCTTCGGTGCGGTGGAAGCTATGTCTATGGAAGCTGCAAATACCGTAGCTGACAAGGTAAGGGAAATGCTCAACAGTGCATTTAGATCTGGTGCTATCAGCGCAAAGGAATACATGAAAGAACTTGAACGCGTGGACAAGCAGATAGAGAAGATGATGAAGAGCAACGAGTCTGATTTGCAAACATACATGAAAGATGGTATTGAAGGTCTATACAACAAGAGATATGATGCTGGAAAGTCAAAGATGATGGCAGGTATGAATGATATGACACAGGCTATGGCTGATATTGAAAAGGCTTCTAACGCATATCAAGAAGCAATGAAGAACGGTGATGAAGAAGCCGCCAATGCCGCTTTGAGTGCCAAGTCGGAAGCCGAATCAAGATATAAGAGCGGACAGGAAGCTGTCAAGACTGGTGAAGGAATGATGGCTGCCGCACAGAACGCTTTGCAGACGGTGAATCTTATTGACTTTACCATAACCAACATATACAATGCCACAAAAGCCATGCAGCAGATAATCGCATCCGTGTCCAACCTTATGGATTCTATGGGTAAGGATACCGATAGCGGTTTCATGCGCGAGATGAACCAGTTCTCGGAAGCTATGGGTGTTATGAATGAGGGTGTGAAGAATTTTGGAGGTGCGATAGGCTCGGCAATATCCATGTCTCTTGATGTTATCGCTACATTTAACAGACAGCATGACAAAAGGCTCCAAAAGCATATAGAAGATCTTGAATTTGAATCAAAGAAGTTGACCAATATATATAATATGCTTGAAAAGGAATTTGAGCACATTATAGACCCGGCAAGACTTGATGAGGTGACATCCCAACAGGTTTCCAACTTAAAAGAACAGTTGCAGATTCAAAAGGATATTCTTGCTGCCGAAGAAGATAAGAAAAAGTCCGACAGGGAAAAGGTAGAAGGATACAAACAGACCATAAAAGAATTAGAGTATGAGATAAGATATTATACAGAAACTCTTGCAAGTGAATTGTACAGCATTGACTTGAAAGACTGGGCTAGCCAGATAGGTGATGCTCTTGTTGAAGCATGGCTGAAAGGCGAGGATGCTGCAAAGGCTTATAAGGACACTGTGGCAGACGTTATGAGAGATGTTGTTAAGAGTTGGGTACAGCAACAGTACATAGAAAAGGCAATGCAACAGGTACAGACCACATTGTTCGGAGCAGACGGCAAAGGTGGTATGCTTGCGGATAACAAGATAGATAAGGATGAACTTATAATACTAGGAAATGTAATGGGTTCATTGGAATCAGCCTTTGCGGAAGCCGGAGGTGTAGTCAATGAGATAAACAACGCCCTTGGTGGTATGCTTACTGAAACGGAGGAAAATGCGGAAGGTCTGTCCAATGCCATTGCAGGAGTTGACGAGAATACATTTAATCAAGCGTTGGGGTATCTTAACGGGATGAGATACGAAATGGTTGTACAAAGCGATCTTCTCCGTCAGTTGGTATCGTTAAATGGTGGTTCGGCAGGAACGGGAGGAACGAACATGACAGCCATACAGCAGTCACAGTTGGAGGTTCTCACCCAGCAGCTTGCCGCAACTATGGCGATAAAGACAGCACTTCTGAGTGTCGTTTCCATTGCCCCAAGGTCAGGCGGAAATGCGATAAAAGTTATAATTGACTAAAACAAACGCCCTGCTAGCTTCACAGTTGGCAGGGCGTTCCAGTTTGATTATGAACAAAAAAAAATCCAATCACTTGAGGTGCTTAGCGGAATCGAACCGCTGTTGTCGGTTTTGCAGACCGTTGACTAAACCACTCATCCAAAGCACCGATTGTGATGCAAATATAGAAAATTATTTTTTAAAACTAGATGGTTTCTAAGACTATTTTTGTTATTTTTGCACTAATAAACAATGTACACGAATGGCTATATCTAAATATTTTATAAAGAAAGGAAGCGATACGGCAAAGGATTTGTATGCCACATACAGGCTGTATATACTTGAAAGCAAGGGATTATGGGATTTGCCGACAAGAAAGGAAGCCTATGCCGAAAAATGGTATGACAAGAACGGTCAGAAGGTGTACGAACCTGTCACGCCTGTTTACCAGCCAACGGAAGGAAGCATAACATTTGCCGCTTTGGGAGATGTGGAAACGGTAAAGACTAATATCCGTTCGTTCTATTCATATATAACCAATGTGATACCTGCCACTCCCGGTACGCCATACGGTTCATCCTCTTTCTCTATATGGAATGATATATGGGGTGAATCGGCAAAGCAGGTGATAAGATGCACTGGTTTTGAAACAGGCGCAAAGATGAGTTATCAGGACGTTCAGGACTTGCAGAACCCGGACCAACTTGTGTCCGCCTATACATTTTCGTTAAATTTCAGTATTGACCAACCAACGCTTTAAAGACCAATGATTTTACAGATTAAAAGAGGAAATAGGGTTATTGCGGAGAGTGCTGATTTTTCATACAGCCCGTCTTTGCAGGAAGTGAGAAAATTGACTTGTGAAGTCGTTTCCGTTGTTCCGATAGAGTTCAAGGCATACAACTCAAAGAGCGAATCTGAATACGATACAGTCGTATATAACGGTAATACATTCATCCTGTACCAAGCCCCATCGGGAGATAATCTTAATGAAGCAGGAAAATACAAATACTCCCTTTTGTTTTACGGTAAGGAGGTGCTTTTGCAGAATGTGGCGTTTCTTGACATAGTAAGCGGAACAGGCGGTGAGATAAACAAGATAAGATACACACATGGCGGTCTGTTCCAGTTTTGGGGTGATGCAAAACAGCTTGCCGCACGTATAGAAGCAAATATAGAATCTTACAATGCTTCATTGGGCGTGGGATATACAGGCATTGGTACATGGACATTGAATGTGGATGCGGAAGGCGAACTGACAGAGGATATGATTGACATAACCGATGGCACCAACCTGTTTGAAGCATTGAAGAACTTCTATGACAAGTTTTATCTCAATTATTACTTCTCAACGACAGCAAACGGTGGGATAATAACCATTACGGACAAGACAAGACCGTCCGTAAACTGGACATTCAAGCAAGGTGACGGTGGGGGTGCTGTAAAAGTTTCCTCTTCCGTAGACACAAGTACACCTGTTATAACCCGAATCATACCACAAGGCGGAAGCAGAAACGTTCCGCCCGAATACAAGAAGGACGCTAAGCCTGCCGATGAATCACGTTATTGCCCGTACATCCTTCTTCCGAATGATTCCGCAGGGAATATAAGATATTATATTGACAGCGAATACGGATTGAAGAACTATGGTGTGAGAGGAAAAACCATATCAAATACATTCAGTGGGATATATCCTTCCATCAGAGGGAAAAAACTTGGTGATTTGTACCCGTCAGGACTTCCCGAATGGGATACATACAAGGCGGATGGAGAACCCGATCCTCAATCGGGTAAGGTGGCAGGTGAGGGTGCTAGCGCATCTACACGGATAGACAAGATTATCGGTTCTACTCCTATAAAGAGTGATGATAGTGACAGTTTCTTCATTTATATGACCTCTCCCGGATTCAACCTAGGGTACAAGGTATATGAGGACGGTGATTCATCCGACAAGATAAACGACAACGTGCAGCCACAGTACAAACCCCATGCTATGTTTGACAAGTACAGGGATTTCGAGCGTTTTGATATATATGGTACAAGGGCATATTATGACCAGCCTGTAAAGGTTACTGCCACATTCTCAGGAAAGATGCTTTTCAGCATATTACCTATAGGAAGTGATGCTGTAGGGAAAAAGGTGAAGATTAACCTACGTATGGTTTTAAACCGTGTATTGGGTCAGGCTTCTCCTTTGAAAGAGGTTGTTATAGGAGAGGAAGGTGCTACTGGTATGCTTGAAATACCTTACGACAAGACCGCTCTTGTAGGATATATAGAAAAAGGTCAGAATACGACAGTCACCATACGTGTTGAGTTCACGTTTGATTCCGATGTTCCTGCCGGAAGCTGTAAGATAGGCTTTAGTGAGGAAATGACCTGCAACATACATTTCGGTAATCAGGACGGTTCACAGGACAGGTTCTATTACAAATACGCTTCTGTGACGGACGCGGTGTTCAGTATGCGTACAGGAACTTATACGGGAACGGAATTTAAGATAAACAAAAACGGTATTATTCCTCTTTACGGTGAAGTAAACGGTGACACGGGGGAAACGGAAGAGGATGTTGCTATGTTCAACAAGGGAGCACGATATAAAATATCATGTTACAGAACGGATAGCGACAATGCCAAACTTCCGCTTTACACGGATGGTAAATCTCCTTCAATTGCGGAAGGAACTGAATTTGTCATTCTGAATATCGTCATGCCCGAATCTTATGTGACAATGGCTGAGAACACGCTTGAAAAGGCGGCTCTTGACTACCTGTCAAGATATGACCATGAGAACCGAACCGTTTCACTTGACATATCTAGCGGATTTGTCGCAGAGCATCCTAACCTTTTCATTGACTTCATAGAAGGAAATATGCTAAAGGTAAGGGATGATGGAATAGGCGTGTTCGATTTCTCTGATAACGGTCAGATAGTGGATATGCAGTTACAGATACAGTCTTTGGAGATTAAATATTCCAAGGAGAATATGTTCCCGTCATATTCATGCACCATTGCAAGAAGAAAGATACTGTCTTTCTATGAACGGCTGGCACAGGAGAATCAGACTGCTTCAACACAGAATACGACAAATGTAACATTGGGTGGAAGTGGTACGGGAAGCGGAACAAATATTTTCTCTGAACAGCTACTTAATGACCTTATTGCATCGTTTCAGAAGTTCAACGGATGGTTTGAATGGGATAAAGTAAACCAAGCGTTACGATGCAAGTCAGCGTTCTATACAAACCAATGGATATCAGCGTTGGGCGCACAGAGTGGTAGCGGAGAACCGGGAGGTGGAGAAGGCGGACTGATTAAGGCCGTGTACGGATTTGCCGATTTAGGTAAGACGTTTGACGATTCCAACCTTAGCAATACATTCAACGCATATACCATCAACGAGATATGGAAGCTAGCCAAGGAAGGCGGAATGAATACGGACAAATTGTGGCAGGAGTTGGGAAAGGATGATCCGACAAAGAAAATTCACATATCCCATATTCCTGACAATAAATTTGTAACGCTTGATACGGAACAGACAGTTACTGCAAGCAAGATATTTACTGGTCAGTTGTCTACGGCAAATGTAGTTCCTAGCGTGAACAACGCATCCACACTTGGTCTTGAATCAAAAAGATGGGAGAACATTTATGCTGTAGATGCCAATATAAGCGGAACGGTGAAAACACAGGCGTTGCAGGTTGGCGATATAAAGATTGTATATGATTCCGTAAACAAGGCAGTCACATTTGAGCATGCGGACGGAAGTACGGAAATAGGCTTCTATACCAGAGGATGGATTTCCGCTTTGGGTGTATCGCCCGGAGGAAGCGGAGGAAGCGGTGGTGACGGACTTGTGAAAAACGTATATGGTTTTTCCAATCTCGGCACAACCTTCTCCGATTCAGACCTTGACAATACGTTTAATGCGTACACGATAAACGAGATTTGGAAAATGGCGAAGGAAGGT